TACGAGGAGATGCTGGAAGAATTCCTCTTGGAGGTCCTGGAGGCTCTTCTTATCCCATTGTATGCCATGGCGTATCCACCTGGCAAGGTCTTTGAGCTCGTAGGCGTCAATGATGGCCAGGTCGCCACCTGGCCAGACCACGACGTACTGGGTGCCACGCTTGAAGGCATCGACGTTGAAGCGATTAAGATCGCGAATCGCTTCAATCATGGTCGTAGGTAGCGATGAGCTCGAGGATACGAGCGGTATCACCGACCATCACTATGGGCTTCAGGGAGCCCAGGAGCAGGGCTTCGTCGCTCTTGGGTGTCCTAGGGTGGAACTCGTTGCTCTCATCGTACAGGGGCGTCCTGACGGCCTGATTGAGTAGTACGGAGCCAGTGGAGCAACTCACCGAGCGGTGGTAGACGCCGGCGGGGATCTCCAGGGCACCGCTGTCGTTGTTGAGGTGCACGAGGAAGTGGCCGCCATCAGGGTAGACCAGCTCGAATACCCGCTCGCCAAACACCACGCGGTTGAAGTCGGTCTGCTGGGTGTGGACGTAGAACTGCTTCTCGCCACGGAGGTACGGCGGGCTGACGGCGGGGCCGTAGTGGGTGACAACGTCCAGGCCGTTCTGGCCAGGGATCCAGGCATCGGCGAAGTAGACCGAAGGGGTCTCACGGAAGATGCGGGCTTTGTGCAGTTGGGGGTAGGACATGGATGGCCTCCTGGAGTGGATGTGTGTATTCTACTCGACGCCGGCCGCCTTGCGGTAGGCCAGGGTGATTCGATCGTACAGATCGTCATATTTCGCAATCAACTCGTCGTTGCCGTCGAAATAAACAGGTGTGTCGACCTCCGCCATGGCCTCCAGGATCAGAAGAAGCTCGGTGTGGCTGAGGGTAAGGCTGACTTTCTTGGTCATGGTTGGTCTCCTTTGGTTGATGTGTGTATTCTAGCCCCTCACAGGGCGGCGATGTCCTGGAGGGTGGCACGCTTGTTATCAATCGTAAGAGTGCAGCGGGTGTGCCACTTGGCGCCACGGCGTGCCTCACGGCAATCGGCGGCGATCTTGTGGCCCTTGAACTCAATGAAGCGGATGCCCTGCTTGGCTGCGCGGCCAGTGCCGTCGACGCCACAGATCCACTTCCAGGACTTGATGGAAGCCTCAACGTCCTTGAAGTTGTCAAAGCTCAGATGCTCAGCGGTGTGGATGGTCATGGGTTTCTCCCTTTGGGTATGCACCTACTATAAAGCCCCCGCCGAAGCAGGGGCAAGTGGTGTTAATGGAACTTAACAATCAGAGCTGGTACGAGATTCCCCGATAGACAAGGTCGGCGGGGCCGTCCTTCTTGGGGCGATCATGCACGGCATCAACGTATTCGACACCGCGGTAAGCCTTGGCCATCAGGCGTTGGGCTTCAGACAGGCGAGCACGCTTTTGCATGCCTTCTTTGATCAGAGCGAGGTGGTTCATGGTAGACCTCAACAGTGGTCACGTCCCCGTTCCCTGGCGTGACTCGTGCTGCGACCCCAAAAGGGGCTGAACGCTTGTATCTAAGGATACCGTCCTACGTCAGCTTTTTCAGGTCTTCTTCAACTTCCTTAACACGAGCCAGGTAGTACTCCTTGCGGGCCTCGAGGCGCTCTCGTTCTGCCGTGCGGCGCTTTTCCAGCATCTCCTCGTAGTGTTTCTCGCTAACCACGTAGACACGGGGCGAGATAAGATCGAACAGGTCAAGCATGATGAAAAATGGTCTCGACAACTCCATTTTACCCGCAAAAAAGCCCCCCAGGTCATGGAGGGCCGAACCTTTTTGTGGTGTTTGCCGTCAAAGTAGGCTATTTAGCCAATCGATCTTAGTCTTGTGTTCGGCTACCCGTAAAGAGCGCTCGTACATCATCTTGATGAAGCGGTCGCAAATTACAACCGCCGTATACCGGGCCTCGCCGTTGTCGTTGAGCTCCTTGAGAGCCTCCTTGCCCATGATATGAGAAATCAGGAAGACGGTGAACTGATCGGTACTTTCCTCCAGGAATTCGGTGGTCATGTCCTCGATTGGCGCGTCGAAGACGTTTGTGATCTCTTCTGGGTTCATAGGTCCACGTGCTTTTCGGTTTGACGCTGGCTTGTGATCACACCACCAAAACGCTCGAGGCAGGGGAGGGCCTGCAGGGCACGCTCTTCACTGATGGAATACAGCAATGGGTTGCCGTTTTCATCCTTGATGGCCACCAGGCCGCCGCGAGTCTTGTAGAAGCTGAAGCCTTTGGGGAGTTTGTTCATTGTCATTCCAGTGCCTGATGACACCAGCGCAAATTACAGTGTTGGTGATCATGTAGCCAGCCAGGATGGCCAGCCGTACAACAGCGACGAGATCAGCTTCGCCGTTGTGGGGAGAGGCTTTTTCCCCTAGGGCCTTGGCGACTATTCGCCAGGTTTTCCGTCCCATGCGCTGCCTTCTCCGTAGAGGTGTTCTGGCCTGTAGCCGTTGAGCCAGATCTCCCTCGATTGAGAGAACAGCTCTTTGCGTGACAGGCCCCAGCGGCTCAGGACCTTGTCGATCTCACTGACAAAACCATCGTCCTGATAACGCATAAGAAGCGCTGCCAGTTGCACCTTCTCGCAGGCGGCGGGTTGCTGGACCTCAGCCAAGATGGTGAGGATGTTGTAGTCGCGGGACCGCTGAGCGAATTGATCATTCATTTGTTGAACTCCAGGATGATGGGGTGGGCATTGATGACCACGTCAGGATGACCCTTGCCGAACGGCTCACGGACTTCACCGCGGCCGACGTAGCACTTGGTGCCCTGGTCTGTCAAGAAGACGCGAACGCCCTCTGGAATCAGGCACATCTCGCCAAGCTGATCAAGGATTCCATTCAAGCGCTCCCTGGTAGTACGGGATGGATTACCGGCCTTGTCATAGAAATTGCCATCAGAGATAGCAAGACAATCAAAGCGGTCACCCACAAAATAAAGCTCGAGGATGGGCTGGTCAAAGAGCCAGATGCCGAGCGTGTATATGTCACCTTCTTGGTTGAGGGTGACGCTGGTGTTGGCTGCGCCAGCAGGCTGGAATCGACGAGGGCCGAGACCCAGAAACTCCTGGATCTTGCCGACGGCGAACTGTGTGAGGGGGCGATTAGATCGGGTCATGGGATCTCTCCTTTGGTGTCTTTGGATTCTATCGGCAGAAGTAGCGGTTTGTCAACTCCTTGAGCCAGTCGCTGACAAGGGGAAGCTTTACTGTTTCCTTTGCCTCCTGCTCTAGGTACAAATCCTCTAGGTCAAACAGATAGCCTTTGTCCTCGAGCAGCTCCAGGATGTCCTGGGTGACAAAAGCCAATTCCTTGCCCACGCCAGCTCTGTCGGCTACGTCTTGAAGGTCAAAGCGACCATTGGTGCGGATGTAGGCAGCCAGATAGCCAGCGGCCCGCTCAGTCTTTGAGATTGTCATGAGTCTCCTTTGGTTGGGTTTTCATGGATGCGACCGTCTCCTCGTAGCCAGGGGGCTTGAGGTCTGGTCGTCTCTCGAATATAGCAGCCCAGTCGGGGGCCGTAGTGACTTGTTTACGTGTCTTCATGCAAAGAGTGGATAGTCGTGGCCCTGAGGGACTTTAGCGTACCAGGACTTGGCCAGATCACCACGAAGGCGATCATGGTACAACGTTAGCACCTGCTCCCAGGTATTACCCCACTGGTCCGCCCCATAGACGGAGTAGGAAGGGCAGCGAGAGCAGGCAAGGTCTGGTACAAAGCGGCGGCCAATGCGATTCCAGGATGGCTGCTTGCCTTTCCATGCCAGTGAGCAGGAAGGCCAGGGCAGTTGCTCTCGATCGTACAGGACGCAGCAGGGGCCCTGCACCTGGTAGACATAGCTGCCACCAGGGGAACGGATTTTCTTGCCGTGGCGCAGGACCTCTGTAGTCATTTCTTAACCCAGGGATAGAAGTAGTAGGTTAGCACTCCGAAGATGCCGATAGCGGTGACGCCACCTGTCCAGGCGAGGAGCAGGACGATGGACTTCAGAATGGTGGTGTAGTACTCGAGTTGGGTCATGGATCATTCCTCGGGTTGGGAAGCCAGGCTGACGATACGGCCATTGACGTTGGCAGTCACGTCAACCAGGGCATCTTCAAATTCCTGACAGAACTCGATGACCTCGTCGACATTGTCAAACTGCATTTCCACGAACTCGCCGCCGAAGGAGAACTCCTCCACGCGGTCAGGGAAGAACTGGAAGCGAGCGATGACGGGCTGGGGTGCGGCAGTGGCCATAGGATCTCCTGCTGGGTACCCCCTGAGTATAGGGCACAAAAAAGGCCCTTGTCAAGGGCCATGGTGATTATTGAGCGACTTTGGCCGCCTGGGCTGTTTTCTCTTGTTCGCTCTTGCCCTTTCTCTCGCTGCTCTGGCCAGTGGCTGGAATCTCCGCCTGGCCTGGCTGGCTAGGAGCTGCAGCCTGGAACTCCTTGGCACGGACCAGGTCTTGCTCGAGCTTTGCTTCCGCTTCTTCCATGGTCTTGTCCATTGTCTCCTGACGGTCCTCCTCGATCCGTCCCAGCTCCTCGTCTATGACCATATCGGGATCAAGCACACCGCCACGCTGCAATTCATCCAGGACCGTGCGCTTCGAGAGGAGTCCCTCGGAGTACAGGTTGACAAGCTGAGCCATCTCGCTAGCTCCCAGAGGCTTGTTGATCAGGGAGTCGTTGAGGGCGATACCAGACTCCTTGGTGATCTGCCCCACCTCGCCCGCATACCAGGCCCAGAGGCGCATGAGCATGCCGAACATGCTGGATTTGTTACGGACCAAGGCGGCTACGCTGGAAGCCACCTGAGAGGCACGCAGGGACGCCTCCGTTGCTGTCTTGATGTTGGCGCCATAGAGGAAGTTGAGAGAGCTGCGATCCATCAGCATCTCAACGTGATTGATCTCGCTCTGGTGGCGCTCCAGGCTCTTACCAGAAGGCTCCGCGAAATCGAAGCCACTACCAGTCTCACCAGATAGGTCCACCGCGGTGTTGGGGCCCAGCACCAGGGGAGCGGGCTTGCCGTCAGGACCAATCGGGGCGCCCTTGCGCACGGGTACCGGCATAGCGCACTTGTGCAGCAACTCAGCCAGATCAGAGCGCATTTGGAAGTGCTGAATACTCAGGTCAGCAAGGCCAGCCAGGGGAAGGTCGCCCTGGGCAAAACGGCTGGATGTAGCGCCATACCAGACCAGCGGCACCACGGGCAGGGTGGTGGAGATCTCGTCAATCTTGACGTTCTCGTAGCGACTGGCGGCCGTTTTCGCGAGGCGGTAGCTTTCGACCTTGCCAGGCGTCAGCACGTAGTAGATGGGCTCCACCAGCGCACCAAAGCCGCCTTCGGGGTCGGGCATGGAGCGAAGCTGGCGCACAGTGACACGCTCAACGATCTCGCGGCCACGGTCGTAGCGAACAGACCAGTTGATCACATCACCGCGCTGGATGTTGATCAGGTACGGCTTGCGGCCGTCGTTCATCTGATCAAAGAAGTTGTCGGCACCCGATTCGGGCATCATGTCAACCATAATGAAGGTGCCGCCATCACGCAGGGCATGCTCATCACACAGGGTCATGAAGCTCTGAATGCTCGAGCCCTGCAGGTCGATGTCGCCCTCGGCATCCATCATGCTCTGGGGCGCTTCGATTAGCTGAAAGCGGCTCAGCAGACCAGCGTAGGAGCGGATCGAATCGCGGTAGATAGGCGCATAGGTTGCACGGTCCAAACGGGCCTTGTAGGCCGCATTAGGCTCAGCGGGCTCTTTGGACAGGTACTTGCCCTTAGCCTCGCCTCGCCCCTCACCGTTGAGCAGGGTCCAGCAGTCGTGGGCCAGCTCAAGCTGCGGGAGCATGCGTACCAACTCGGGACGGTGGTACGAGACCAACGCGGGATCGTTGGTAGGGTGGTTGATTCCGTGCATTGCAGTCGCTGCGAATGGTGGCGTCGCGCCAAAAAGGTTTGCTGATCGGCGCATCACGCCACCGCTCATTAGTTAGGGTTCCGTCAACCCTTGCTGGGCACTGCCCCCCAGGTCCCTGTTGTAGCGGCCTGTTAGGTTGTACGGCCTAGCAGGTGGCTGGTCCATCTTCATGAACCGTAACTGACCAATCCGTATACCAGCCTGCAGGGGTAGCCAGTGGTACTTGTTGAGGTTGGTCAGCTCGAGGGTGACCTGCCCCTCGAAGCCTGGGTCGATGTAGCCAGCGAGAGCGTGCTCGTAGCCTTCTCGGCCACGGCTGCTCTTGAGCTGGAAGGTGCATTCCAGGTACGGCGGGATCTTGACGACCTCGACCGTGTGGGCCAGTACGAAGCACCCAGGACCCATGTGGAAGCCAGGAATGGAGATGTCAACCTCCCTCCAGCCTTCCTGTTCCTCGATGAGGATCTTGGGGCCTAGGGTCACGTCGTAGCTGGCAGGGTTCACCTGCTCGGGGTTGTAAGGCAGGATCAGATCTTGATGCTGGGCCAGTTGGGCAATTTGCCAGTCGGAAATAGTACTCACCGGTGGTCTCCGTATTGTTTGCGTAGTCGTAGGTACTTGTTCCAGGCGCCCTGGACCAGGTCGCAGTCAAGGTCACCGTTGAAGCGGTAGCCCTTGCCTACTTTCATTTCGTACACCCTGTAGGCGTTGGCAAAGGAGGCGTAAGCCTCCCTCACCTCTTCTTGAGGCGTCACGCTTTACCCTCCTGCTCATCCTTCTCGGCCTTAGCCAGACAGGCAGCGTTGGCGCAGCCAGCCACCGACTCAATAGTCCACTCAGAGCTGTCGTACTTCTGGAGGATGTCCAGCAGCGAGCGGTCGTCGGTCATCTCTACCACCTGACGGGGCAGGATCTGCTTGTCGTACTCCTCCTTGGTGATCGGCTCGAACGGCAGACGCGGGAAGGTGGCGTTGGCGTCGAAGCGGGCCAGGAGGGCAGCGGAGATGTAGCCACCGTCGGCCTGGATATCATCGTAGATGAGCTTGGCCAGCTTGGGGATCTCCTTCTCACGCAGCTCAATGGTGGCCGACGTGTTGTGATCGGTGTAGTAGCGCTGCACATTCATGTAGATACCCCACTGGGCCTCCACGGGCAACTTGTTCAGGTCGAACTCATCACAGCCGGGCATGTCAGCCCAGGACACGGCGGTCGGGATCTCCACCAGCACCTCGTGGACACGGGGATCGGTGATGTCGTCCAGCAGGTTGCCATGCTCATCACGGGCAGACTGGGCAGGGATTACCTTGTAGCCGTACTCGATCAGTGCGGGCACCAGGGGGTCCTGTACACCCAGGGTGATGCGACGGATGAAGCGCTGGGCCTTGGGCGGGTGCCAGCCGCTAGAGGCGCCTGTGAGCAGGCTCTTGGTGCCTGCAGGTTGCACGGTGGTGATGCGGTTGGGCAGGCGCTTCAGGTGCTTGGCACAGTAGGCCTTCACACCCTCGTGGGCAGCTTCGCGGAATTTGGTCAGGTAGTCACGCTCTGCAGCTTCAAAAATAGTTGCAGCGCGGCCAGCCTTGCGGCCCTTCATGTTCCACTTCAACCACTCAGACCCGAAGGCATGCACGTAGAAATCGAACAGGCCAGTGAAGCTGACACCGACGATGGGGTCGATGTTGCGGCTGTACTGGTACCGCTCGTGGACAAACTCGTGCTGCAGCAGGGATGCTACCTGTAGGCCAGCGGCGTAGAACGCATCGTACAGAGCCTGGTAGTCACTCGGATCGATGGTGTTCAGGTGCACCTCGGCCAGGTTGCAGTGGAAGTCGCGGCCGATGATCTCGCCACAGGGGTTCAGGCCGTAGCGATCCATGCGGTGCTCAAGCTCGCGAGTGGTGAGCTTCAGGCCCAGGGACTGAGCACAGGTCAGCAGGTAGCTTTGTGCAGCCTTGCGCCCCCTGGTGGTGTACTCACGCAGGAAGCGCTGCTTGGTCAGGTCGTTGATTAGCAGGTCGGCATTGGCACGGGCTACGGCCTCGGGGACGTACTGGATGGCGCCCTCACCAGACTGGAACTGCATCCGCACGGCGGCCTCAACCTCCTCGTAGGTGGGCTTGGTGTGGTAGCAGCGGGTATGGTTGGCCATGCGCAGGGCCTCCTTCTTGGGATCCACACGCCAGTTGCCTTCCTCGTCCTGTGTGTACAGGCCAAGCTTGGCGGTAGCGGCCAGCTCGTCATCCTGGGAGAATTGACGCATGCCAGCAGAGCGGCGGATGTTGCCAGCCACGATGCAGGTAGCAGCCTCGTCGATCAACAGGCAAGCCTCGATGGTGTTGAGCTTGCGGCCCACGGCACCGTTCAGGATGTCGGCGACCTTGTAGAACATGTCACCCAGCTTCACGGGGTTGGCAGTGCCGCCGAAGCCCTTGAGCTTTTCCCCCGAGGAACGCACGTTGTCCAGGAGCACGTACACGCGGGTGGTGCCCTCCTCCTTCCTGGTGGCCTCATGGATCAGGGACATGTAGGCATCGCGCCAGCCCTTGCGGGAGTCGCCCACCATGATGAACAGATCCTCGTGGTCCCACAGGCACTTGGTATCTTCGCGGCCTGGTACCACCTTGCCAACCTCGGAGACGTGCTTGATCTCCAGGTTGCGCACTACGGGCGGAAGCTTGTCGATCACGTCCTGCTCGAGGACGGCGCCAGTACCAGAGCCCTGCATGGCCAGGTCCACCAGCAGCCCGAAGGCAGTGGTATCGGTCATGTGGGTGGATGTGCAGTTGTAGTACCCGGAGAAATTCTCAGGCTTCTTCCCCCACTCGGTGCCCGCTACCCAGAAGGCGCGGCCAGAGGGGAAGGAGTGCTGGGCGAGGGCCTGCTCACGGACCAGGGCGTATTCCTCCTGGGTGAGCTTGCCAATCTCCGCAATGTCGTTGACCGTGCGGAGCATCGCCTCTTCAAAATTCTCCCGAGTACCGTCTGCCTTGCGGCGGCTGTAGGTCCGAAGAAACACGGTTTCAGCGGAGGGAGCCGTTGGACGGAATTCGGTCATATCTGGTTTAAGGACGCAGGGTTAGGATGCCTTTCGGCTCTACCAGTATAGCAGCAAAAAGGGGGCTCGTGGCCCCCTGTGAAACATTTAGAAACGTGATAGGACTTCAGGTGGCCCTTCGATGTGGACGTGCGGCCCAGCCGACAGGCGACCCGTGGATCCGCAGGCTGAGATGACCTCGCCAACAGTATAGAACCGATCGACTCCCTTGTGATCAAGGTGGCTGATCGAGATGTTGCCCTGAGTGAACACCCAGCCCATGTCATGGTCCCAGTGAAAAGTGCCATGACCATTGGCCATAGCACGAACTTCGGAACCTGGGATGCAGGCTATGTCCACCGCGGGATGACGGATGGAAGGGTTTTGCACCACTGGCCCTACTACTGGGATCATGAAACTAACTTTGTGCTGTAAGGAATGCGGACGTAGTCCGTAGGATACAGGCGGTCAAACTCCCTCTGAGCCTCGTATTCGCTAGTTGCGGCCACGACAGCGGTCAGGAAAAAGTCACTACCTTTCAAGACGTAGAGCACCCGATACAGTTGGCGGCCACGTGTACGGCCAAAAAGAAACTTAAACATCGTAGATACGGGCCTCGAGACGAGATGGGTTTTCTTCGTTGGCCTTACGGAAGGCCTCAGTGGATTGGTCTTCCTCCTGCTTTTTGCACTTGGGGCAGCGCAGGTGGTCTGGTTTATTACAAGCCATGAGGTTCAGGCGGTAAAGGTTAGAAAAAGTGGGAAGCATTAACGGCCCTGACCGCGATACTTCTTCTTGCCGTTAAAGGAGCCCCGCTTGCGCTTACCGTTGCCGATGGAGGTGCGCTTGGCGAAATCTCCAAGGGTGTGGCCGTCGCGGGCGTAGGACTTGCCGTTTTTGCGGATGGCGTTGTAGCTCATTTGAATTCCTCGCGGTCCCAGATGGGGATGAACTTGAAAGGCGGGACTGGCCACCCTTGGGCGCCGAAGTCCTTCTTTAGTTTACGGTGCATGGTCCAGGCGCACCAGAACATCTTGGCGTTGATGTAATGAAGTTTAACCTGGGCCTCGACCCAATGAGGAAGCAGCAGAGCATCCTTCGGGAAGAGGACCACCAGGGCCCCCAGGAACAGGTAGATGTAAAGGTGGGTCATGAAGGGTCGTAGGCGAGGTTGACGACGGTGTAGCCGATAGCCTCGGCCAGTCCCAGGTGGTTGATGGACGAGATCAGGGCGTCGACCTGGGTTGAAATGTCCAGGTCGTTACAATAATCAGGATGCCCAACAACAATTTGCTTGGCTCCGTGGCGTGGTCTTGCTACCCAGCCTCCCCTGGGATTGACATTGTAGAGCCATCGGATGTCGTCGCAAAGCTTGGTGGCTTCGGGATCCTTGAATACTTTAGCCATAAGGGTTACCAGTTGGGGTCGTGGTATACGCGGACAATCTCGACACACTGGGGGAGTAGCTCGCGAGCGGACAGCGTAGCATGGCAGACCGAGTCAGCTTTGACGTAGAACTCGCGCTTGATGCCGTTGCAGTCCTGGTAGATCACCGTGAAGTCTTTCATTGGGATGTCTCCATTGGACTCCCCGAGTATAGATCCCTGGCTCTGCGGAGTGCAACCCCTGCTTCATCTCTCGTAACATGAGAGCGGTTGCTGCCACCGTAGTAGCTGCGGCCACTGGTCCAGGCGACCGATGACCACTCGAGGGCCATGGCGCGGAGGGCCAGGTCCAGGTTGTTATGTTCCCCGCGGATGTAAGCGCCGATCGACGGGCGCTTGTGATCCAGGAGGGCCTGTAGGAGGCGGTTCTGCACCTCTGGGGTGAATCGCTCACTGGCCTGCACGCCAGCCTTCTGGACGGCGTAGGAGAGCGTGCTGGGAATGAGCTGGTAGCGGCCGACGGCATAGATCCTGCTGCGCTGGAGGGATCGTACTTCGCCGACGGTGTGGCTGGAGAAGGACTTGCCAGTTAGAGATTTGATTCCGCCTGGGGTGTCGCCTGCTCGGCCACGGTTGACGGAATCCCAGTTGCCCTCGCCCTTGGCAATGACGTTGGCTACTGGAACGATTGGGTTGGTTTTAAGGGGTGGATGGATGACCTGTGCGGTTGAAACGGGGCCGCTCAGGATGAGGATGGGCAGTGCGGATACATAAAGACGCATTGGTTGGCTCGGTTGCCGACAACCATTTCAGTGACTAACGCAAAAGCCCAGGGGGGCCTGGGCTGCGTTGGTGTGAGAATGGTCTCGGGTGGTTTGGACGGTCAGGACCTGGCGTGGTTAGCCAGTTCTGTGAATCCACCAATAGGATTCCCGTCAAGGACAATATAGGGGGCGGTGGGCCAGTCTGGGTGTTTTCCAGACACTTCTTCATATTCGACCCCCATCAGCTCCAGGAGCTTCTTGGCGCGGATGCACCAGGGGCAATTCGGGATGGTGTGGATGGTGGCAGTCATTTGAGGGTTTCGATCGGATTGAGGGTGGATTGGGGGACGGCATAGCAGCCCCGGCCTGGGACGAATTCTTGCCAGTAGGCTGGGTCCTTGGCTTTGCTGGACTCTATCCAGCCATGAACTCGGATCTCCTTGTTTTCAATGGTTACCAACACTAGCACCTTGTCGTCCTCCTCGTCTTTCTGGCAAAGGAGATCGTAATAGTGTTTGGCCCTCGTCTTAACATCAATGCGCCCCGGCAGGTCTGCTGACCCCCTGCGCGGAGACTTGTCCAGATAGAGGTGGTCCTTGAGTCCAAGCAAGGAGGCCACCGCCATCTCGCCGCCAGCACCGATAACGTGCATGCGAAGAGCAGCGGCCCCCTTCTCGGGGCCAAGGTTCCTGCCCTTGACCCCACTGGACTCGTTCACCGATTGGCGGCGATGCCCCTCTGCCTTGGCAAGGAGCTTCTCTTCCTCTGTCAGGTGAACGACGGTGTACATCAGATCACCACGCGAATAATCGTCTGAGGCTCAACCATAGCTTCGTGAGCCTTTTCGGCCGAACGAGCATTGTAGGCCTCAAGTGCTTCGATGATATCGTAACCATCGACCCCTTCGATGTTCTGAAGGTCACACTTGATACCGTCCAGTCCTTGGGGTGTAACAAGGTGGACATTTTGCGCAGCCTTACTGACGAAGCCCAGAGCCTCTTCTGAGTAGGCATTGGAGCCAACCAAGGAAGCGTTACGCGAAACATAGTCGGAGACAACGGTGGCGTGGATGTGGCCGCAGAGGATGTGGCTGATGTTGATCCCCTTGGCAGCATACTTGCCGATGATGGCCTGGCACTTCTTTTGGTCGGTGGCATTGACCTGGTGGCCATGCACGCCCAGGAAGGTCTCGTTGTGCAGCCTGAACACGACCTCGTTGGCGTTGAAGTCGTGGAACCGCATGCCCTTGTCTTCGACGGCCTCGAAGATCACCTGCAGCATGCTGAAAATGGTGAAGTCGTAGTTGTCAGTTGCAACCACGTCCACCCAGCCCAGATTCTCCTTGGCGCGGGACTCGTTGCCGGTAACGCCGAAGCAGTCGACAAAGAAGTCGGCACGCAGGTCCTGGAGGAACTGCTTGTACAGGTGGACTGCCAGCAGGGTGGCCTTGGCACGGTTGGTGCTCATGGCCAGCAACTCGTCCAGGCGGCGGTCGCTGTTCATCAGGTCGCCCCCGAAGAACACCACCACACGCTCGACGCCGTATGCCTTGCCGAAGGTCTTAGCCTTCTGGGCCAGCAGTTGCAGACGCTTTGCTGCGACCTGGAAGTCGAAGCGGTTGGTCGGCAGGTTAACCAGCTCGTTGAAGTGGTTGTCGCTCAGGTGGATCACCATGGCGGCAGCCTGTGGGTCGAGGGGACCACTGCGACGATCGCAGCCTTGCATGCTCTCGCCCACCTGCTCCAGTTCAGCCACTAGGGCCTCGTTGTAGGCGATGACGGCGTTCTCGATGCGGGCGTGCTCGCGGAACGACTTGTTCTTGATGCGAGCTTCGTCTGCTTGACGCTGAACCAGCTTAGCCAGGCGCACGTTCTCGCCGACGGTCTCAAAGTCGATTTCGCGGGCGCTCAGCTCGGTCTTGATGTAGCCACGAAGCTGGTTTGGTTTAGCCAAGCCAGGGTGTCGGGCGTAGAGAGCCTCTGCAGTGCCGAGGTAGGAGCCGATCTCTTCGTAGAGATCACGCACCTCGTCACGCAGGTGGCTGATCGGGGTCAGGTTCATCTGTGGCTGGATACAGCACTTCATCTTCCAGGATACTGGCCAGGTGCTGAAGCACGGGTCCGTCTTCATCGATTATTACATTTGGCATCACGAGAGTGCGCAGTTGCTCCATGTAGTGGGGCTCGGCCACTAGGGCGACGGCCATGACACTGTGAGGGGTCAGGTCGCGGGGGCAGTTCTCCTGCAGTTCCACCAGGCGTGCAGAGAGCCAGCGCAGGGCGGGGTGATACACGCGCTCGAGCAGAGGCAGTAGCTGGTTGCGCAGGGCAGCGCGGTGTACAAACAGGCGCAGCAGACGACGCTCAGCAGCCAGACGGGCCTCCTGGGGCGTGCGGGGCGTCCACTCGGCCTCAGAGGAGAAGAACTCCCTGTTGCCCCACTCTTTGGCAAGCTTCTCTGCTTCCTTCTCGGTAGCGGTCAGGACGCGGGCGGCCTTGTCGATGTAATGGGTGCGCAGCGCCTTGGAACGCAGGCCATCGATGAGGGCACGTAGCTTCTGCTCCACCTCGGTGACCATGGCCGTGTCGCTCTTGTCCAGGGCGGAAGCCCAGGTGTCGATCACCCAATCCAGCCAGGAGTCTGCGTTGGCTAGGTAGTTGTACAGGTCGCCACCAGAACGGATCACCTCATCAGGATCGGATCCCTCGGGCAGCGTGGCCACGCTGAGGTTGACCTTGCCCTCGAGGGCCATGGGGCCAGCCACCTTGATGAACTGCTCGGTAGCTTTGCGACCGCCAGCATCACCGTCGTAGCATAATATAATGTTCTTTATGTTACGGGTCAGGCGCTGTAGCAGCAAGGGATCTGGAGCACCAGTGCCCTGCATTGCGACCACGTTGCGGATGCCAGCCTGCCACATGCTGACCACGTCCAGATGGCCCTCGACAAAGATGATCGAGCCTGCTTCCCTGGCGGCTTCCTTGGCGCGAACCTCGTTGTAAATTAGTGTTTTCTTATCGAACAAATCGTTCGATTCGGTGTTCTTGTACTTGGCGGTCTGATCTTCCTTGGTGGCGCGACCAGTCCAGCCCACCAGCTCATTGCGGTGGTTGTAGATCGGTAGCGTGATGCGTCCAGCGAAAAAGCCCTGGGCAGCAAAGCCGATGCCGAACTCACGAGCGGCCTCAGCGGTCAGTCCACGGGCCCTGAGCAGGTCTCTGATGCGTCCTGCCTGGGGTGCACGCAGGTTGGCCTTGTAGGCGTCTTGCTCGGCCTCCAGGATAGCAATGGCGGCCTTCCGCTCGGCATTACGACGAGCAGTTACCTCTGGGTCTTCGTCGTCTGTCTCGAAACGCACTCCGAGAATATCGGCGGCCGCTTCTGCAGCTTCGCGCCAAGACAATCCACGGCGTTGGCCCAGGTAGTCGATAGCGTCACCGCCGCCACGGCACACGTGGCAAAAGCAAAAGCCTTTGTCATCATTGATCGTCAGCGACGGGTTCTTGTCGTCATGCCAGAGGCATTGCGTCAGAAACTCGTGCCCGACTCGCTTGAGCTGGGCACCAGTAGCTTCGACAAGCGCAGAAAGGGGTGCGGCCTTGATGGCACGCAGGGTCGCGGGGGAGACTGCCATGCTTCCAGTATATCAGTCAGAAGAGGGAACCTTGCAGGCGACCGTCGCCAACGTCCTCCCAGCCGTCAAGTAAGTTTACATCCATTTGACTCCAGTCGGTGGTAGCGCAGCCAGCGGTAGAGAGGAGCGCATCAACAGCGGCCTTGGGGGACGCGACTGCCATTGCCGTTGAGGTAGAGCTCGATCTGACCCAGGTAGTCCTGTAGATCGCCCCGCAGCTCATTCATGGCGTTACTAGCCTGTTCCAGGTATATCGAGGCGAAGTCCACCTCAGAGGGCTCCAGGGGCTCCGTAGGGGTGGCCTGGTCCTTCAGTTCCAGCGGTGGGCCAGAGCATACCTTACGCACTTCCTGCCACTCCTCGAGAAGGATGCCCAGGCTGGCAGCGATCTCGATGTCGGTAGAGCCGCGATACAGGAGCTTGCGGCCCTTGACCCAGCGCTCGCGCATCTTGTGGCTAAGGCGCATCGAGTACGTTCTGTCGCGCACCCAGTGCAGCAGCTCGCCACGAATAGTGGGAATGGCCAGCGAAGAGAACTTCATGCTCTTGCCGGTGACGGGGTGCGGCCTGCTGGCATCGTACCTGTAGGCAGCCTTACACAGCCCTTCAAAGGCGACCGACTCCAGGGTGTGGTAGTCGATACCAGTTGAGCGCTGTATACGCCACGCTTCCCGCCTAGCCAGGTTCAGGTTGTCGGCAGCCAGCTTCTGCTGCTCCGTATTGAGCTGGAACTTGGCGGGTTTCCGTGCCATACCTGGCTGAACAACTGATACCCAGTCTACCAGGCGGGTTAATAACGGGCGTTTATTAGCGAAGCGAGTAAGGATGGACCAAGCGTGAGACGCCTCGGAGACGCACAGAGGCTTGGCCTCTATCGGGGAGACGTTAACGGACGCCTCCTGAACCGGGCCCGATGCTAGGCAGAGCGGGAACTCAATAGTTTACCAAGCTCGGTACTGCGGCACCTCCGGGAGCGCCTTGTCGCCGCGGCCCCAGGTCACGGTTGTGAGCTGAGGAGCGGTACGCTGGGCCATGTAGTTGACGGCCATCGTCAGGGCGTCCACCATGTCATCGTTTTTCGACGCAGGGAACAGCGAGAACTCGTTAATGAAGGCGTCCAGCCAGGGTGCGCTAGCGGGCAGGTATATATTGCCTGCTTCGACCATCGGTACAATACCTGAGGCGCGGGCCTCCTTTGACTTGTCTGGCTTGTAGCCAATCAGCCCAGGCACCTTCTGGCTCATCATTTGGTAGACAGCATAGCCAGAAGCAGCCAACTCAATAACAGTACCAGAGAGAGCATGGCGTTTGTACATGCGGGCGATCATAGCCATTGTACCGACCACGTCCAACTTTTCTCTAACGAGGTCGAGCACGTAAAACTGACTCCCCGCTTGCCCAACGACAATCCCAACGACATAGTCGCTTTTTTTGGTAGCTGTAAAGGTAGCGTCAACCGCCAGCATGACACGCTGGAAATTCGGCATAATGCTATCGTGGTTGTAATACTGCCACCATTCAGGATTAAACATGTTGCCACCCTCGGGGGCGGGCCTTTGCTGGTATAGAGAGGCGAAGTCTCGCGAACCGACAGCTTCACGGATTCGTTCCAGATCGTCCACGTCGTAACGCTGGGGACAAAGCGCTTCGCCCACTTCGGTACGCCAGTCAGCGACCGTTTCGCAGTGTGGCGGCAGGATCGGTCGATCACCCTCGTCCTCGTAAAGAGCTGGGAGATCCACGATAGTCCAGTTTTCACGGCCCTTCTCCGAGACGTTCATTTCGTTTTCGAGCAGTTGCCCGATCATGTCATTCTCAGACCACCGAGTCTGAATCACGACAATGGCGCCCACGTGGGGCTCAAGACGTGTGTACAGGGTTGAGGTGTACCAGTCGTTGAGCTTTTGCATCATACGAGGGCTCTCGGCATCCTCGCGGTTCTTCACGGGGTCGTCGATGATCAGCAGGTGACCAGAACGACCAGTGATGGCACCACCAACACCAGCAGCCCACAGGCCACCGCCACCCTCTGTTCCCCAGGCATTTACGGCCTGAGAGGAGGGATTCAGGAGGCCGCCTGCCTCACGATAGTAGTCGCGGGCCTTGCGGGAGAATCCTTCAGAGAGTTCTGCGGAGTAGGAGCTAATACCCACAAAACGCTCGGGATGAGCAAGTAGATAAGCAGCAGGAAGGAGCTGCGAAGCCAATAGACTCTTTCCGTGTCGAGGCGGGACTTGAAGTATGAGTCGATTGCATTCTCCGTCGAGGACTCGCTGAAGCTGCTCGATGACTGTTGCATGGAATTTGTAGAATTTGTAGTTAGGGAACACCTGACGGATGAACTTCCACAAGACGACCTTGTTGCCGTTCTGTTGGCGCTCAGCCTTCTTGGCCTTGACGGCCTTGACCAGATCCTGTCCAGAAGCGGCCTTCTGGAGGTAGTCTTTTCCGAGTTTCTGGGCCATTTTATTCGTCGAGGGGAATGTCGTAGGTATCGTCGGTCACGTCCTCGACGCTAACCTGCTCCAGCTCCTGGTCAACAACTTGCATCAGCTCGTTGACGCCCAGGGATGTGGCCCAAGCCTGGCGGCCCTGCTCGGAGATGTTGGCCGCGGCCCGCATCAAGCCCGACACCAGTGCCATCGGGATCTCCTCCCCTTCGGCGTCGGCCTTCTCAATGCGCTTCTGGATCACCGCCATCAGGTCATTGCTCACGGCAACGAACTTCTCAGCCTGCTCCTGCTGGCTCTGGCGGAACTTTTCGATGCTCTGACGGTGGCGGGTGCGCTCAACCTTGTTGGCGTCCTTGAATGCGGCCGTGAGCTGCTTCTGGTCCCACTTAGCGGCACGGCGCTGCCATTCGTAGCGCTCGGCATAGCTCTGGATGGTGGCCTCTGTCAGCTCAACGATCTCTGCCACCGCAGCATAAGACCTCCCAGACCCCAAATTCATGTAGGTCTGGAAGGCGCGGTACTCCTTGTCGGTCTCGTGACGACCAGCTTCGCGAACCCGATACCCCCTGCGAAAGTTGTAGATCGGCCCTGGATTGTAGGGCGGCTCCGCCTCTTTCCAACTGCTGGGATCGCCTGACATGACTGGAATCACTCCTCGTCTGGTAGTTTACCAGCGGGCTTGAATCCCTCCAGCTCGTCGGCGTATTCGGCATAGAGCTTCCGCATGTTCTCCGTGGTTCGCCACGAGTTGAATGCCAGCTCCATGCAGCCCTTCATCACGACGTACTCACTAAAGCCAGCAGACAGTAGCACTTTCTCGAATAACTTAAACCAGTCGGTAACCGAGAAATCATCAACCTCAGTCTTCAAGGTGAATTTGTACCCAGGAAAGTTCTCGTCGAGACTGTAACTGCCGTCGACGATGTGTTCGATCTTAAGAATGTCAGCCATCAGATTGTCCAGTTGAGTTCATCGAGTGCAGCCGCGACAGACGGGAAATGCTCGCGGAAGATGTCCTTGGCCTTGAGGGCCACGGCCTGGTGTTCCTCCTGGGTGCCGTTGGCAGAGCGCAGGCAGATGTAGTGGATCCACGAGCGGCAGTTGCCCGTCATGTACAGAGTGGTCTCTGCGGCTTGCGGGAGGATGGCCCTTGCACATTCCTTGGCCACACCGTGCTCGAGCATTGCCTTGTACAGGTCTTCGGCCTGGCGGAAGTGCTCATCGAGCTTGGCTTGGAACCAGAGCTGAGTGTCGCTAGGAAGCTCGTCTACGCTCTTCTGGCGGTTCTTGGGGTGTGGTGCTCGCAGTTGGGGCAGGTGGATGTTGAGGGGCGCCTCAGCCTCTCCTGCATAGCGCCTGGAGAGCTGCTGGAAGCAGAAGCTACGGTGGCGCAGGATCTGGGTTGCGATGTCCAGGGTGGTGGTGATCTGCAGGGTCATTTGAGCATGCTCGAACACGCTCCAGTGGCCGTGCTTGATGCAATACTTTAGAAGGCCAGCGACGTTGGGGTTCTCCTGGTTCTGCGGATTGCTTACACGAGCCACGTAGCCCATGAACCGCTCAGCGTTGGGAGTGACAAACTCGAGGTTGACGCGAGGGAACAGGGCTTTGGTGTAGTCGGTGTTGATAATGGCCATCAGTACTCCGTGCGAACTTTAGGGTTGTAGGGGTGGCGCTTTTTGTCCTGGATGGTTCTAGCGATGCCTTCGTAAGCGCCAAAGAAGGTATCGGCGGTACCGCAGTAAGGGGCTCTTGCGTTAGCGTCGCCCTCTACGGTCCAGTCCCACCAGCCGTCGACGAGTTCAATCGTGATCTTCAAAACAGGTCCTCCTCCTCGGTTGTGGGTTGGCCGTATGGAGTGTACCAGGAAGGATACTCCAGTGAGCGGATTCTAGGCTCACGATTGGGCCAGCGGCCCAGGTCGTTACAAGTCTTATAGAGCCTGAGGGCGGCAGTGCACTTGGCCATGCCTTCGGCCATCATAGCATCACTCACGTCGAAGATGTCGACGGTGTACGGCGCCTTACGCTCAACAGCGGCGAACATGAACTTGAAGGGCTTGCCAAAGGCCACCTCAGCCGCCTTGGCGTAGTAGGCCGCCTGGAAGTCGTAGCCCAGGCCAACTACCTTCTTGGTGAACAGGTCCGGCTCGACGCTGTCGGTGGTCTTGAGATCCAGGACGATACCTTCGTCAACCAGTACGCGGTCCAGGCGGGCCTTGCAGCGGACACCCTCCCAGTCCCAGTAGATCGAGACCTCGTTGTACTTGATGTACTCCGCATCGGTGCCAGAGAACCATTCCAGGCGGCGCAGGGACTCAGCCATGCCCTGCACGCTACCCCAGGGATCATCCTTTCCCCCCTCAGCTAAAACCTTCTTGCGACCCAAGGCGGCCTTCCACTCCTTGCCCTCCTTGGTTGCCAAGCTCAGGCCATCAGGCTTCTTGACGTACTGGCGGTCAAATGCCGTCGCTCCATCCAGCACCCTACAATGCAAAGCAGTTCCCATCTCCATTGCGGGAGTGGGGATCATCTTGAACTTCAGGGCTGCCTGGTAGTGCGCAGGGCTCTCCAGGATCTTCTTGAGCGATGACTGATTGACGCCTTCCTCGCGTCTATAGTCGAAGTCGCTCTGATTAAAACAAGTCTCGGCCACGTTAGAACAGCGGTTCCTGCTCACAGTTTAGTGGGTAGATCCGAACTTCCCAGCGAGAGGAGCCCCTGGCGGCCTTCTTCCAGCGCACCTGGATCTCGGGAATGATCGACACGCGATCGTCCACCCAGAGCACCTTGTTGGCAGTGTCCATGAAGGCGCCGATGATGTTGTCGGCATCGGCCCTGCCCTCGCCGTAAACGTCCAACTCCAAGCGGATGGGCCCCTCGAGCGGCTCGCCCTGGTACTGCTCCTTGATCTGGCGCAACATTTCCTTGCGCTTGTCCTGGTAGTCCTTTGGCATGAAGGTCCCCCTCGAGGTGACCCTGGGGCGAGCCTTCGAGAACAGGACCATGTGAATGGTCAGGCTGATCACTTGCGAGTCTCCCAGTAAGTGATGAACAGCACGATGCCACTAAAAAGGGCACCACTAAGAATAGCGGTACCCAGAGTCAAGCCAGTGAAAGCTAGGAAGGTCATGTCGCCCTGAGCAGCCGTTCGGCTGCGTCCATTGGTGTCATAGCGTTCCAATGGAAGAACTGTTCGTCGTCACTGATAAAGCGGTCGCGCCACATTCGATTCGAGGCGTAGTTCATGATGTCGTGCCACATGTTCCCGACCAGGATCAGAGGCTTCTTCTCCATGTGACGGACCTGTAGCAACTGGATTACCGTCAGGATTTCCAGCATAGTGCCATAGCCACCAGGAAGAGCAATGAAAGCGTCGCACTCATCAGTAAACTGCTTGAGTCTGGTAAAGAAATTGTCGTGGTGAGAGTCACGCTGCACCGCTGCGTTTGTCTCGGACTCGAATGGCAGGTAAATTGAGTATCCGAGCGAACAGGTGCTTCCCTCGCACCCAAGCTTGGCTCCGACGTTAGCCGCCTCCATGAGTCCAGGGCCACCACCTGTGGCGATTGTCCAGCCATTGGAAGCCAGCAGGCGAGCCGCTTGAACGGTGTTGTAGTATAGTTCCGTTTCAGGCTTGGGCCTGGCGGAACCGAACATCGCTACGGTGCTCACTGTGCTACTCCGAGGATGTAGGTGCGGCCTTCCTTGTCGACGCCAAAGATGATGCCACGACGCTCAAAGGTACTGACAATCTCGTCCTTCTCGAACTGATCGAGGTCCTTGTGCAGCTCGTCTACGTCGAACTCACAGGAGGGATAGCGCAGGGCTGCCTCTTCAGGGTCTGGCTCGTCCCACTCTGATTGCCCAATGTAGTCATGGACCACAGGGGTTGGGTATCCAAATAGGATCTGCTCCAGCTCGGCATTGGGCTCTATGGGGCCCACGCTGTCGTCCCACAGTGCGTACTGGTTGTCCAGGGAGCGCTCTGCATTGAACTCGTAGCCCTCGGCTGCGCAAGCGGCATAGTCCTGCAGTACATCCTCGTAGGTAACGGCGTAGGGGACCTTCTGGGCCTCGATAGCCTCGATCTCGCGCTCCAGGTACCAGATAGCTTTCTTGAGCCCCTCAATGGGATCCTCGCCAGGCTTGCGGCCGTTGCGAGAGACGTACTTCACAGCGTTGCCGAGGCGGTAGTTCAGGCCCCAGTCCTCGATTACGTCGATGGGCTCGTGCTTGCGGTCACCACGGTAGTGATTGGGGTTGATGCTGTCGTAGGTCATTTTTTGTTCGGGGTGTACTCGCGGATATTACGAGCATCATAACAGGTTACTCGCCGTTGGCCAATCTTGAGGAAGACCACGCAACGAACCTTATCACTATGCTCAACGGTGCCTTTGCCCCAGCCAGCGCCAAGAAACACCTCCACGTTGGTGTTACGGCGGAAGATTGGCAATGGGGTTGGCGATTGCTGCATGCGCTCGCTGGCCTTCAGGGTCGAAGGCTTGGGCTTAAACTCACCGTCCTTCAGAAACCTACCCATTGCGCCTCACATGCTCATCCTGGAGGATGATGGCACTCTCCAGCGTGTTCCACAGGGCCGTAGCCTGCTTGAAGCTCAGGCCCTTGTGCTTTTCCTTGGTCTTCTTGTCGACCACACAGTACATGCCGCCAGAGGGCGGATCCTGATGGTCCTGGATGTCGCGCTCGAGGTTGCGCTGGTAGCGCTCCCGACGAACACGCTTGTTGCTTCGATCAGTCATTGGCTTCAAGCTCGGCGGCGATTTCGCACAAAGCATCAACGCAGTTAAAGCCTGACCAGTCGTGGTCAACGTGATCCGCAGCAGCCCGCAAGGCGGCGGCGGCGAGAGGGCGAGCCCGTACTATTTCGCCTTGAAGCTGAATGCAAGCAGCCAAGGCGTCATCAACTGCGATTGCGGCGGGTGAAAGTTCAGTCATCGAGTTGCTCCACAAGTCTGAGCGCTTCACCGATATTCTCGTTGTAAAGCGCCTCTGTCAGTTTTTCCTTCAAGCTCGGGGGCTTGGGGCGGCGGGCGGCGCGGAGTTGCTCAGCATCCCAAGGTGTCGCCTTCGGGATCCATTCGCAACAAGCCTCCAGCTCCTGATCAGCGCCCCATTGGGCGGCGCGGTCAGCAATGAAGTGAGCTACGTGCTTGGGTTGGCTCAGGGGTGGCCCTTCCTCAATCCACTGCTGCACTAGCTCAGGCGGTGGGGTGGTGGGGTGTTGTTGTGTCATGGAAGAAATCAAAAAGGGACAGGCAGACGGTCGCGCTCCTCCTTGGCAAGGTCGGCCAGCAGGTGCTGGGGCATCATAGCATCCAGCGCGGTCACCACGTTGATGACGTGAGGGACGTTCTGGCGGTTGGCCCCCAGGGTCAGAACCCAGATGTCCTGATCCTCGTTGTAGCGGCAAAGACCCTCGCCAACCATCTCGCCAAGAACCTCATCAACCAGGAGCTCCGCACGGCTACGGTCACCGTAATCACCCAGGAACGGGTCCCAGGCGCCCGTCTTAAGGTCTTCGACCGAGCAGACCGACGTGAGGGAGGCAACCACCTCAGTGGGCCGTACAGCCCCGCGATAAAGGAGGATCGGCCAAACAAAAGCCCGTACATTCGCATGAGTCAGTAATGGGGTCTCGTCAAAAAGAAGACCGCAGTAGCCAGGAGCCATTTCGGCTTCTTGTAGGTTCATGAGTGTGCCTCCAGGTAGGTGATGGCAGCCTGCAGTATAGCACGGTTATCGCCCAGCAGGCCAATGGCGGTGTTGCAGTTGCTGCACAAGAGACCGCGAACCTTTCCAGTCGAATGGCAGTGGTCCACGGAGAGTCTGCGGCTCCCAGGGCGGGAGGAACAGATCGAGCATACGCCACCCTGCTTTTGGTCCATCTCTTCGTACTGTTCAAGCGTTATGCCGTAATCCCGACGAAGCTGGCCGCACTTGTGCTTGCGTGCGTTGGCACGGTTTCTTGTCCTCCACTCCTTGCTTTTTTCGGACGCGCAGGACTTGCAGTATGACTTGGTTCCACTCCTAGCCTGCTTGTCGACAGCGAACAGATCCAGAGCTTTGCTTTGTCCGCAAAAGTTGCATGTTTTCATAAGAAAAGGGGGCCTCGTGGGACCCCCTTAGCATAGCAGATCAGAAGGGCTCGTCGCCACCACCTGTATCTTTTCGTGCTTCGAGGTAAGTCAGTCGGGCCCCCTTCACGTCGAGGTAGATCTTGCCGTTGTACTCACGTTGGACGAGCTGGCCATGTACGGCCACCTTGTCACCACGCTCCAGGCGGTCTGCGGCAATCTGGGCGGCTTTACCGCGAACCTCCACCCTGTAAAACTGGCCGAGGCTTTCTTCGCCTTTCTTGGCGTAGACGTACTCACGGTCGACCACAGAAAAGGTGGCTACGGAGTCGCCGCTGTCAAAAGTCTTAACAGAGACAGGGGCTTCGCCCTGCTTGCCAGTGACGGTTCCTGCGAGGGAAATTGATGCCATTGTTCGGTTCCTTGAAAAGGTGTACTTACAGTTTACTGGCCGCAGTGGGCTTTGATCTGGGCAATAGCGCCGCGGATATGGGCGCGGGCCTTGCTGGTCTGGGGGACCTTGTGCTTGGCCATCGCAGTGTCGAGATTACCGCGCTTGCAGTATGAGATGATCACCCGACGGGTAGCTTCGTCAATGCCGACATCCTCCATGAGCTGGTCGTAGCGATCATAAGAAATCTCACACTTACCGTCATGGACGCGGTTTTCGTCAGAGAGCAGGTCGATTACCGAATGCTCCTCGTCGGCCAGTTTGTTGTCATAAGACACCAGGCCATAAGCGGCTCGAGCAGCGCGGGCTGCGTCTGCTACCCATGCTGAGGTTTTGCTGTTGCGGGGCTTGCCATGAGCGTCGTAGTAGAAGATCTCACGGGCCGACGACTCGGGAACTCGGATCAGGCTCAGCTTGTCAACATGATACTTGCCGAGGGCCTGGCGAACCCAGGCGTTGGCATAGGTAGCAAAGGTGTAGCCGCGCTCGGGGTCAAACTTGTTGGCGGCACGACGGAGGCCGAAGTAGCCCTCTTGCAGGAGGTCCATGGTCTCGTCGCCACCCCAGGTGAGCTTGCGGGTGCCGCCCTTCATGTAGGCGCGGGTGAATTTGGCCACCAGGCGCAGGTTGTGCTGACAAAGCTTGTTGACCAGCTTGATGCGCTCAGGGGAGCCTTCCTCAGCGGCTTGAATCTTGCGGCCCAGTTCAATGGTCTGCTCTGCTGTCAGAAGCTCGTAGCGAGCAGCGTTATTGAGCCAGGCGGTGATGGGATCGGTCATTGCGTTACCTCCATGAGGTTTGATTACTCTGCGAGTATACCAATAAAAAAGAGGGCCTGTCAAGCGACAGAACCCTCCTGATAATCAATTTCTATGCCCTGGAAGAACTGGATAAAGCTCTCTAATGGGTCACCACTGCTCGCCGTCCTCTGCGGGGGCGTACTTGGCGTTGAGCTCCTCTGCGCTCTTGGCTGCGAGGGTCTTGAGACCTGCCTCCCACTTACCGCCGAGCTTGGCGACGATTGCGTCGATGGCGCGGGTGTCGACTCCCTTGGCAAGGGCGGCTTCGCGAAATGCGGCCTCAGTCGCCTCAGAAGTGCCACCAGTAGTCTCCGGTGCAGCCTTCTTGGCCGCAGGAGCAGCCTTTGGGGCCGCTGCAGGGGCCTTGGGAGCCTCGAGGGTCTCTGCGGCGAACTCAGCATTGCTGTAGCCCTGTTCGAGGGCGTCGCGAGTCCAGAGTTCAACGCCAATACCGAAAACTGCGGCTGCAGCCAGGCACCAGCCACGACGCTGGGTATCGGTCAGATCTCGAGCGGTGATCTTCTCATACGGGATGGCAGCGTGGCGATTGTCCTGAACTGCCTGCGGGTAAGCAGGGGTTGCGGTTCCGTCGAGGTGCACAAAGCGGATCTGCAAGTAGCCGCCGACAGGTGCACGGTGCAGAACGTCTCCGTCCGCGTTCGGCACACACTCAGGCATCCAGCCAGGCGCGTGCTTTTGCATCAGCTCAGCAATCTTGCTCCAGGGCACGTACTCGGCCGCGTAACGGCCCGTGCCAATGGTTTTCACCATGTCCTTGGTGACCAGACCTTTCAGTTGGGGGATGTCAGCCATACGATTCCTCGTAGAGGTACTCACCCAGTATAGCAGGTCAGAACCCGAGCAAGAACTTCAGGTTGTAACCGAGGAAGAAACCAGACAGGCCCAGGAAGTCCCACGACCGCGTGCGGATCGCAAAGGGCATGAGCAGGAACTGGCAAATCGAGTTCAGCACCACCCCTTGCCATACCAACCCCGAGGTGATCAGCAGGTACGCACCGCAAAGGCCAGCAGAGCCCAGCATGCGCAGGATGTTCGTGTGTCGTTGGCTCACTTTCGGTCCCTCAGGTCTTTCCGAGGTCTGCGTTCGGTGGGCATGGCCTGCGGCTTGCTGGCCTCCCGTGTTTTTTCCAGTTTAGCGGCCCGCCGTCGGGCAAGTTGCTTGCGGTCGTACCTGGCCTGCTTGATCCTGCTGTACTCGACTGGATGGTCCCTCCTCCACAGGGACTTGAAGGCCGCCAGGTCCTTGCGGGTCCACAGGCCAGCACCTGCGACCAGCTTCCAGATCTGCGGCTCCTTCTCGGGGTAGGTGCACAGGAGCTCTCCAATGGCCTTCCCGCCCTCCTCGTAGAGCTGCCTCCTGGCTTCTGCTTCCTGATGGCTGAGCCTCATAGTATGTTTTCAAAGATATGTTTTTAATATATATAGAGGGACTGTCCACTGAGTGGGCATAAGAGGTGCCCACTGGCTGGACATGCCCAGTGAGTGGACATGCCCACTGGCTGGGCATAACCTGATATACTGGAAAAGCCCCCCAAGGATTCCAATCATGGAGATTCTCAGACGCCAGCTCTCTGGCGACTACGCCCAGGTGGCGAACGACGTTGCCCGCCACAAGGCTGGCCGCACTCACTCGGCCGCCTGGAACGCCCTGATCGAGCTGTACTCGTATGCAGGGTTCAGCTTCAAGAGCCAAGAGGCCTACTGCGAGAGGGTTGGACGCCCCTACAGCACCTGGCGAAAGTACATCAAGGTTTGGGAGCAGCAGGGTGTCGTCCGCCTTGCTGATGGCAACTTCGAGCTTTGGCCGTTCTCTGGCGATGAGGACACCGAGCTGGTCGAGTATGTGCCAGAGCAGCCGAAGGCCAAGCTGATTGCGACCGAGATTGAAGAGCAGCCAAAGCGCAAGCCCACTGGCCTGACCGAGAAGGATCGCTGGGAGCGGATCAAGGAAGCATGGAACAAGCACAAGCCCGAGAGCTACTTGCAGCTCGATGGCTCTCTGAACAAGCCGCTCCTTATCGCCATCGACACCCAGAGCAAGCGCCTGGGCATTGACCGCGACGACTACGACGCCTTCATCGGCGCAGTGCTCCGCGGTGCCGGTGCTGACGACTGGTGGAGCAGTAAGGACATGAACGCCACCAAGGTATTCGGGTTCGGTGCGAACCTCGATGACAAGAAATTCTTCAACGTCGAGAAGCTCTACAAGAGCGGCCTGACCATCGAGCGCAAGGAACAGCGTGGTGCTGCCAACGTGGAAGCGATCCGCCGCCGCCAAGAGGAGGAGTTCCGCAAGATGGACGAGGTCGAGGCGGCCCAGGCCGAGGAGGCAAAGCGGACGACTGAAGAGTTCAACGAAATCGCGGACGCCTGGGACAAGACGCGCAAGGAGGGATGGGCATCCTGTAGGGCCGACAGGGTTGTGCTCAGCATGATCCAGATGGCAAAAACCAAGCTCGGTGTTGCGGAAAGTTACGAGGACTTTCTTGGCAAGTGCTTCGAGGGGTATATTGGCCAGCAGCTCACTCCTCGTGACTTTGTCGATCCTCGTAACATGATCTCACCCAAATGGCGCGAGACCCCTCTCGTCGACTCTTACACTTGGTACCAGAAGGAGCACGCATGAACTTCCCCCACTACATCCAGAAAGCCGTCGACCTGGGCCTACTCCAGGCCGAAGGCGGCAAGATCACGGGCTGCAACAAGGAGGCCGTCGAAACGGCAATGGGCACCGCCCGCCTGATCGAGAAGCTGCAGCCGACCACCACGGCCAAAATGGACGACACCAAAGACCAGGAGGCGATCGTTCTTTGCCGTGTCCTGTCATCTCCCAGTGGAGTTGCTCGCCACTTGTGGTCAGAGCTGCGTGCTGCCATCGGCGTCGGTCATGGCCAGCCGTTCCCAGAGTACTTCTGGTCCACCAGGGTGTTTCGCTCCATCGGTTGTTACGTCGACAAGATCTTCCTGGGCGATGCCGACTTCGAGGTGATTTCGGTAGCGGCTATCATCTCGATGCACACCGACCTCATCGGGGCTAGCCAGTTCAATCAGGTGCCCTTGTCAGAGCTGAGCAAGACGGCCACAACGCTGGGTCTCAAGGAGACCATGAAGACTTACGGGGCCGAAGAGTCCGAGTGGAACACCGCCCTGGACCTCCTGCGCAAACAGCGTGTAAAGGCGATGTACAAAGAGACCCTGCACGTTGCCGAACAGGTGACACGCGCCGACTCCAAGCTAGAGAAGAACATTGAGTTCCTCCAGCAGCGCTCCATGGAGTGCCTGGGCCTGCTCCGCGGATCTGTTGGCCAGCAGGGCAATTATCGAGATATGACCGATGATCTGTACGCCAGCGAGGGCCGCGCAGGTTTTATCGACAAGATCTGGAATACCGACGCCAGCGTGAAGCCTGTATCGACTGGGATTCTTGCCCTAGACATCGATATGGAAGGCGGGTTGCGTCCAGACGATCTGGGTGGCGGCCGAGTATTCACCCTCTGCGGTCGTACTGGCGATGGTAAGACCCAGGTAGGTGTACAGATCGCCGCAGCCGCCGCCCTGGGTGGCGTCACAGTTGGCTTCATCTCAGCGGAGCTTGACGAAGGCAGTATCTACGCCCGCCTGTGGTCATCCGTCACAGCACAAACCGCAACCTGCCAGCAGGACATGATCTTCTCTGGTTCGATCATGGCTCCGCCTGAAGCCAAGAAGGATGAGATCACTGGCCGTATTGCCAATGCCGCCGCACAGTTGCAAGCCAGTGGAGGCAAGCTGCTCGTGGAGGCTCCCTGGGGTGCGGATGTTGACGCGGTTGTCAGCTCCATGCGATCCATGAAGGCCCGCAACCCCGAGCTGCGCCTGGTAGTCCTGGATCACTTCCACTGCCTGGCTCGCCACAAGGGGGCGCCCAGCAACGAGGCAACCATGCTTGAGGAGCGTGCCTATAAGCTGATGACCGCCGCCAAGGAACTGGACATCGACCTGGTGGCCCTGGCCCAGATGAACCGTGTAGGCATGGATTCATTGTCCGCCAAGCAGGCCCCTGGCCTGGACCAGATTCGGGGCACCGATGCCATCGCCCATATCTCCCACGCCGTCTGGATTCTCCGCAAGGAGAAGAACGATGACGACAACGGCCAGCGTGTGTCGACTGGTAACCTTGAGCTGTGGCACGCCAAGACCCGTGGCCGTCAGGCTTACTGGAACGAGCGGACCTCGTCAGTTGAAGGGATCAGGGGCTTCATCGAGAAGTCTGTCATCCGCATCAACCACCCAACCTCTTCCATCCTCAAAGGTCGCGAAGGCGACGACACCTACAGCCAGATCCATGAAAAAGCTGCTTTTTGATGCTGTCGCCGTTGGCAGCTTTGCTACGATCTTCCTGATCGACAAAAGCGTCCAGGTCATTCTCTGGGTGGTGGCATTCCTGGGCAGCTTGACCAGGACTGGTGTCGCCAAGCTCGGGATCTACCTGATGAAGAAGGTTGACGAGGAGCGCTTCGAGGAGCAGCTCGCAGAAGAGGCGGCCCAACTCGAACTCGAGCAGCAGGCCACCGAACTGGAACTGCTCTCCAATGCAACCAAGCTCAAGGAGCACGCCCTCGAGAACGGCGACTGGACCGACCAGCACACCCAGGCCCTGAACGCAATCGGCAACGCACTGCTCAACGACTGCGACTGGGATGAGGACAGCGTCCACCAGTACCTCAAGGACGTGGTGGAATCAGGTACGGGACTCAGCTACGGCCGTGAGTCCGACGAAGACGACGACTGACCAGTATACTGGAGAGGAGCCCGTGGGGGGTTCAAGGGGGAAAGAAAAGAGGGAGCTTCGGCTCCCTTTTTTCATGCCCGCCCTTCAGCGATAGCTCGCATCAGTCCAGACCGCTTGATGTACAGGCCAACAGTAGGGCCGCAGTCAAAGTAAGGTCTGACGTAATAAAACACTTCTCCAGTCTCTGGGTCCATGTGCTGCGTCGGAGACAGGGCAGAACCCGTGCTTTTCAACGTGCTTCCTGTCCAATAGTAGCCAGGTAGAAAACCGAGGACTTTCATGATCTTACTACGTCGCCAGAAGGTTACCTAAAAATTAGTCAAATTCGACAAACCAACCATCATGATCACTCCGAATCAGCCAGCGGCCTAGCAGATTCTTTTTGCTGTAGCGCTGGTTCTTGCCGTCAGTGGGACCCGCCTTGGGATAGCCGCCGTTGACCAGGTCTAGCTCCCCGAACGGATCATGCACAAAGAAGTGGGTCTTGTCGTAGCCAATCAGGCAGATCCAGTGGCCACCACCTGTCGGCTTTGTAACATGACCTTTATGCAAGATGCCGATAGGCACGGGGATGCCTTCGTCGAGCAGACGCTCCAGGTCCTCTTCGGTCCCATCGGTCCTGAATTTTGCGGGAACGCCCAGCGACCTGGCGGCCTTGATCTGAGCATCAGAGGAGACAGTGTCGCCGTACTTAAATACTTGACGCAAGTAGGTATCGTCGTCACCGTCGATGGCCTCTGGGTCCAGGTACTCAATGGCCATTGCCATGGAGCTGGAGAAGCACATCCGCTCACCGTGGCCAGTCTTGCTATCTCGCTGGTGAAAATACGGCACATCTAACGGGAACTTAGCGATAAGCGGCGGACGCTCCACCACAGGCGCCTGTGCGCCCCTGTAGCGGGCCTTGAAGCCCTCCAGGGTTTCTTTGTCCAGCACGGACTCCAGCCAGCGGTACGCGGCCAACTGATGAGGCTCGCCCTTGTAGTGGATTGCGGCCTTCTCCAGGAATGACACTTGCTCGGTGACTTGCTCGGTGGCCAGCTTGACTTCCGCGGCCCGACGGCGTACCAGGCCTTCCATTACACCACTGCCGCCCTTATTCCAGCGAGGCAGCTCTTCCTTTAATACAGTGGCCTTAGGCTCGCCCTTATTTAAGCGTTTGCGAAGTGTGCTGTCTTCCAGGGCGCCCTCGCCCACGTTAAAGGTGAAACTGACGAGCGCGTCGAACTCATTCTGGGTCAAGGGCACCGTGATCAGCTTGTCCACGGCCCGCTCAAAGCGGTCCAGGCCCAGCTTCAGTAGTTGCTCAGCATTTTCCTTGGTGATCTTGGTACCAGGCTTCACGCCACCAGTATGGCCATAGCCAATGGTCCACGGCTCTCCGCCGGTACCAGGATCCGGGTACGCCTCCAGGCGAAGTCCCTCGAAACTCTTGATAAGCTCAAGTCCAGCCTTGGAGGTTTCCATAACACGCAAGCAGTGCGCTAGGATGCCGATTAGCTCCAGGTCACATTAAGGGCAGTAAGTGCTGTCTTAATGTTTACCCAGGCTCCATTTTGGCGAACATAGTACTCGCCATCAAGTGGGGCCTCTTCTACTTCGTTGACCTGGGTGCTCAGTCACCGGCTGCAGTTGTTCGTCCGCCTAAGTTGCCGGCCACCTTTACGCAGAAGCGCTGCTCACGTTGGTGGACGGGAACGAGCGGCCGGTGCCCCACAAAATGCGGACGGCACCGTTAGCGCCGGAGTAGCCGGCCTGCTGGTCAGGGCCACCGCCACCGCCACCTCCATAGAGGCCGCCGATGCCGTTGCCGCCGGAACCGCCGGAACCGCCGCCCCCATCCTGAAAATCTTGTCCGGCTGTTCCATTGGTGCCCTGGCCGTAGATCCCCACACCGCCGCCCGCGCCAATGCTTGCCCGAGCGGTGGAGCGACCACCACCACCACCGCCACCACCGCTGCCGGCGGTGGCACCGTTCGTGACGCCCTGGTTACCACCAGCACCACCCGATCCGGCGTAGCCACCGGCGCCACCACCGCCACCAGCGAAATTGGTGTCTCTGTTGGAACCGCTGCCACCAGCACCCCCCGCACCGCCGGTGCCAGTAATCACCGTGCCTCCAGCGGCGTTTGAGCTCGACCGCCCGCCTAGACCGCCGCTACCGCCGCCGGCTGAGCAAAGAACGGTGGCGCCACGACTAACAGAGCTGTTTCCGCCGGCACCGCCGTTGCCACCCCCGGAACCTCCACCGCTTCCGCCGGTTCCAACCGTGATCGTGAGCGTTTCCCCTGGAGTCGTGGAGATGCTGTTGGCGTAAGCCAGGGCGCCTCCACCACCGCCGCCACCTGTCTCATCATCGTCATCACAGCCACCACCACCGCCGCCAGCGCCGACACACAGAATCGCAACGCTGGTGACGTTTGTTGGCACCGTCCAAGATGTAGACGACGTGAAGATGCTGTGATCCGGTGTGGCGCTTCCACCACCACCGCCGCCACCGCCGCCACCGCCGCCGGAGGTTGAGATCACATCAACGTAGAAATCTATCGTTGTGCCATCGTCTGAGTGATCCCTCAACTCATAGAAGGTGGCGCTTCCTGGGCTTGATCCTAAAGTGATTTCTGGGCTTCTCAGCCAGAAGTTATACCCGAAAAATCCAAAGGTCTGGGAAACCGTGCTTACGCGGCTGTTGTCATTCTGCCCCCCAAACAAGGCGTTCCTATACCATCTCCCCTGCGTGTTCGTGTTTTGCACAGAGGAGAATGTTATGTTTGAATAGTTTGTATTGCTGCTTGTACTTGTCTCAAACGATTCGTTGTCAGCGCTAAAAGTATACGATATTGACTCTGCTGATATTGCAATACTGTCTATCCGAATCTCAGTAGCGGAGTCAAAGCCTTGAACAACCCTCCAGACCAACCGGACGGTCGAGTTCGCGTAGGCGCTTAGGTCTACGCTCCGCTGGGTGTAAGTGGTCCCAAATCCAGTCACCTGCAATAGCGAATCGGATAAGCCAAGTGCAGGTCCGGTGCCTCCAGCCGGGATGGATACAAACAGTGCCTGGTGAATACCCATCAGGAAATATGCCCCGTAACGACGAACTCGTTAGACGAAACACAGAGGATCGTGCATAACCCCCTCTGGCTTAGCGTCACGTTCCCTGTGGTGGCGGTGCCCCCTGTGCGCAAGGTCACCCCAGTGCCCTGTGTGACGGTCTGCGCCGTGCTGCTGTTGTTATAGACAGAGATAACGTTGCCAGAGCTGAATACCCCGCTGGGTACAGTCACGCCTCCAGTGGTAATGCTGATGTGCTTGCCATTGTCACTACTGATAAGCGTGTAAGAGGTGGTCTTTGCATTCTGGGGAATATCACTAGGACCCGCTGGCCCGGTTGGCCCGGCCGGACCGGTTTCGCCTTGAATTCCTTGCTCGCCTTGAATTCCTTGCTCACCTTGAATTCCTGGCTCGCCTTGAATTCCTTGCGGGCCTTGAATTCCTTGCTCACCTTGAATTCCTGGCTCGCCTTGAATTCCTTGCGGGCCCTGAATTCCCTGCTCTCCCTGAGGCCCAGAGCCGCTAAGGCTGAATATCGACAAGCCAGAAATGCTGTTGTCGATGGTGGCAATAATCGAGTTTATATCACTGCTTGCCCTAACCCTAATTACATCGTTTGCGTTTAAGTTGACGACGGATGAGCCAACGGCGCTAAACGCACCATCAGCTATGTTCCTGGAGTAAACACTGGCCTGCGAGCCCGTGACAACGGTTCCGTTCACCTCAAGGTGCGCGAACACTATCACACGGTTGTTGCCTGATGTCTGGTCGCCTGTGGCGCTGTACTCAACGTAGTAAGTACCGTTGTTGAGTACGGTGATCTCGCCGCCGCTCCCTACGGTGAAGTCACCCGCGCCGGAGGAGGTGATGGTGGTGTCAAAGTCGAGCGTGACTTCTGTTGTTGACAGGTTCTGAGTAGTTGTGCCGTCAACGTGCAAATAGCGCAGAGGCGTACCGGTGGTCCCGCCGCCTCCTCCGCCACCGCTCAGCTCAACGATTGACTCAACACCGCCAACCGACTTCTTTGCATACAACTTGCCGTCGTATGTGTTCAAAGCAAGCTCGCCTAGTGCGATCTGGGCCGTCGTAGGGATATTGCCTTGGACGGCACTGCGACGCAGTTTGATCAAGTTAGCCATGGCTGCTATCTAGCAATGAAAAAGGTCCGTATATACGGTCCCTGTAGTATTCCGTTTTAGCGAAAATCAGAAGGTCCCGCCGTCGATCTCTACGTTATCCAAGACCCGAGTTGCGCCGTTGTAGGCAAGAACCGCTGTACCGTTCATGCGGTATTCTTTGGTGGCCGCTATGTTGACATGCTCCGAAAGGGTCCAGGCATCGGTAGCATCAACCCAGTTAATGGTCTTGTTGGTAGCGCCGAGAAGCGTGATACCACCACCGTCTGCCGTGACGTCTGTCGGCGTGGTGACGTTGCCAAGGACAATGTTCTTGTCCTCGACCAACACTTCCTGAGTGTTGATGGTGGTTGTAGTGCCGTTGACGGTCAGGTTCCCGCCGATGGTCAGGGAGCCGACCATTGACTCGGTGCCAGTGGCGGTCTTACTGACGTAGTCCCCGAGGGTCGTGCCCAGGTCACTAACTTGTGAGCTGGTGATAGAGATTGCGGTGGTTCCCGCCGCTGTCAGACGGCCTTGCTGGTCAACAGTAAATGTTGCAACACTGCCAGCCGCTCCGTAGGAGTTTGGAGTAACGGCGGTGTCGTCTAGGTCGACGGTGATCGTTTGCCCTGAGCCAGATGTAGTCAGGCCAGTCCCGCCGACGATCGACAGCGTCTGGGTATCAAGGTCGACAGAGCCAGAGAATGCGCCGTCGGCTGCGATGTTGAGGGTCCCTGCATTTGCCGTGTCCTGCCATGCGGGAATGCCACCAACAACGGTCAGGACCTGGCCAGCGGATCCAATACCCAGTCGAGTCGTGCTTCCACCCGATCGGACAACGATGTCACCGTCGGTGGTCAGGGGGTCAACATAGACCCCGGAGATAGCGTCAGCAACGAAGGCCGTTGTGGCGATCGTTGTGTTGTTGGTGCCAGTGGCCTGAGTTGCAGCGGTGGCGGTTGCGCCTGTCAGGTCAACCGAGCCTGTAAATGTCTTGTCGCCAGAGACGGTCTGAGTAGTGCCCAGGGAGACATACGCCCCCGCGCCTGCGATTGCAATGATTGACGTGGCATTGGCGCTGCCGTCGTCGCCAGAGCCGTAATAAAGCGTTAGATCCTGCTCGTTAAAAGCTAGCTCAGAACTGCGAAGTGCTGATGGAGCTCCGGCAGCGCCGCCAGCCGCTCTTTTTTTAATGCGAATAGCGTTGGACATAGCAACTCAGGGAATGATCTTTCATAGTATGCCTAAAGCCCTAGAAGCTGCCGCCGCTGAAATCGCCACCAGCAGCCCACTCGGTGCCATTGAAAATCAGGGCCTCGCCAGCGTCCGGAGTAGGCACGTTGACGTCGCTCAGTTCTCCAAGGGCGTTATTGGAGATGTCGACAGGAACTGTAGTTGTTGGCACCCAGGTGCTATTCTGGCGCACATAAGCCTGGCCGTCAACAGGGGCCTCTGGGATGATAGTTTTTGGCACCCAGGTACTATCCTGACGCACATAGGTCTGGCCATCAACAGGGGCCTCTGGGATGATAGTTCTTGGCACCCAAGCGCTATCCTGACGCACATAGGTCTGGCCATTAACAGGGGCCTCTGGGATGCCATTACCCGAGGACGACTTGCTAATATAGAACTCGTAGTTCGCGTTCGGCACATAGTCTGGCTCTGTGCCAGCAGTTTGGATGTGCAGGACGGTCAGCTCCGTACCAGCGGCCGTGGGCAGATAGCCGGTGATCTGATACAAGTGCGCCTGCGACAGATCGGCCGATTGCGCCACATACAGGCGGTCGTAGCCTTGGCTGAGCAGGTCGTTAATCAGTAGGCTGATGTCGTTGCCCCTATTAGTCTCCTTGCTGACGTGGATCTTTGTTACAAGTTCACCGTCCAGAGAATCGGTGTGGAAGTCACCCGAGTGCGGCTCGGCGCCGATACCCTCTTCGTGAAACCTCCACTGAACCGTTGCGCTAACGGCATCGTTTCCGCTCGCGATGCCGCCATTGTCGCCGCCAGCGGAATAGACCTGGGGGATGAACAGGTTGGTCCACCTGGAGCCGTCCCAAGTGAGCACCTGGCCCTTTTTTTTGAAGATTCCCTCCTCTACGTTCTGCAGATCTTCTAGGTTGGCTTCGGTAGCTACCAGATCGCGTCCGTCGCGACCATCTCGCCCGTCGGCACCATCGCGACCGTCCTGACCGTCCTTCCCAGCCCTTCCGCTGCTAACGAGCAGCATTCGATCCTGTACGTCCTCTACGAGGGCCTGGAAGCGCTCTTCGTACTGAGTCAGGTCTACTTCTACTTTTTGAATCTGAGGCGCCTCTGGCGGGCCCTGAGTGCCCTCTGTGCGAAACTCGGTTGTGGTCACCTCTGCCATCAGGCCGGAGCGCACCTCCACCCTGGGCAGGAGCTTCTTGATCTCGGCAATCACCAAGTCGTCTGGCTCACTGCCATCGCTCTCAATCCAGATCGTCCAGGTCGCCTCAAACTCTTCAAGCTCGGGAAACTTGCCAATATATATGAACAGCCCCTCCGCGCCACTTAGCGCAGGCTTGGCATCAACAATTTTGAGTTTGGCTGACAGGCGGATGATCTCGCTGCCGCCGAGAACGCGCAGGATATCGGCAGAGCTAAGAATCATTGCGGCCACTAACCCGTCAGGTCTAGGATGCCGATTGGCAAACCAGGGCCGTCAGGTCTAGGATGCCGATTGGCAAACTATGGCCGAATATAGCTCGCCTCATGGAATTCGCCGCTCTCGCAGGTCTGATCCTGTTCATCTCCTCAGAAATAATCCCATACACACCGCTGAAAGGTAACGGTGTCGTGGAAGCCATCCTGAACGCCCTAATGAAGGCATTCCCTCGCCCCGAGAAGCCCTAGTGAACTGGCGCGGTCTCGCTGTAGAGATCATTCGCATCTTATGGGGTTACGGGTACTATCGCCAAAACCCGTGGCTCCAGAAGGTACATGACTACTGGTTCGACTTCTGGGTCGAATACAGGACTGGCGCGACCATGCAGGACGTGGATCGCCAGGTCGAAGAGATTCAAGAACAATGGGCCAAGGATGAACCAAAGCCCATCATCATCGAGCACGAACCTGACGGCAGTAAGGCCCAGGAACTGCTTGGTGGTATGCTAGAGATTAAAGCGCCCTGGTATGACAAAGCTGACGACGAGACAAGCCTGTGACCTGCTGTTCCGCGGTAAAAGCAACGTACCAAATGCAGCCAAGCAGTGTGGCCTGACCACGGAGACCATGTTCGAGGTGTTTAGCACTTACGCAAAAGCAATCCCCCTGTCAGACGATGCCTGGCAAGGGGATGTTGAGCTATCCTGGCCTTTTGTATAGCCAGTCAGGAATCCACTTGACGTGGTTGTCGACAAGTTTAAGCAGTTTCTTGCTGTAGCGCACGACAACAGGCTTAACAATCACCTCCATCAGTGCCAGGCCGATCATCGTGTCAAGGATCGGTCGCAGGTGTTCCACTACTTAGGCGCGAGGGGTGTCAGTAGAGCCAGCAGGATGGCAACGTAGGTCTCGGAGGCACGCTGGAAAAGCTGCGGTCCCTCGGGACTGTTCTTTGCGTTCAGACCCAGGAATGTCAGGTGTGAACACATCAGCACTGCCAACAGGCTGAGAACGGCAGTATGGTTACTGGGCTTGGGGGCTACCATGTCTTAGTATGCCTGCCCCTGGGGCCCCTGTTGACGCACTGCTGCTCATGGGTGGCCCAGCGAACATTGCCTGGTTCGTAGTGGCCGTTATTGTCGATACGGTCGACCGTCATACCTTCAGGGCGAGGGCCAAGCTCGGCAAACCACTGGTCGAACGACTCGAAACGGAACTCGATGTTGGCGTAGGCACCTTTGTGGTTGGTCTTACACCGCTGCTTAGCCTTGGTGTAGCTGCTGTAGGCGCCCTTGTAGGTGGGATCCTTCTTGACACCCAGGCCGTATTTCGGCTCGAGACCGACCGATAGCCCCTGCTCTTTCCTGAGGGCAGCACGGGCCTTGCTGGCACAGGATCTGCAGTGGGTTACGGGTCTGTCTTTCCGAATGGTGCGGACAATTCCGCAACTGGGGCACGGCTTGTCCCAGTAGGAGTGATGTGCGGCCATGAAAAAAGGAGGGATCTCTCCCTCCAGTATACCACTTACCACCGTCTACCATTTCACGCGGCTACTCCACCAGGCAGCGCTCATTTTGCCCTTGGCAATGTTGCGGGCGTGGCGGGCCTTAAAGCTTGCACGCTTCTGCTTCATGCGATCAGACTCGTCAGCCTTGGGCTTGCCAGCAGTCTTGGCGCCCTGCTCACCGAAGCGGATCAGCTTGGTCTTGTTGCCTTCTTTAGCGAGAACGACGTGACTTTTTGTTGGATGACTTGGGGTTCGCTTTGGCTTGTTGTATCCGCTTAGCCCGTTTTTGGTTAGTCTTGCGTCCTTTTTGGGTGCCATTGGCCTGCTGTGCGGTAAGAAGAGGTAACGGCATCACTTTTTGCCTTTCTTAGGTTTCCTTTTTTGGTGAGCGGCAAACTTCTTCGCCACTGCTGGCTTAGCGGCGTACAAGTACTTGCGCTGTTCGGGTGACTTAAAAGGCATTACTTCTTGCGCGGCGTGTACTTTGTCGACGACTTCCGGGTACCTGTCCCATTGCCAAGCCTGGCCTTGCCACCAGCCCCGTTGCGGGCACGGTTCTTCTTGGCATTCTCAAGCTTAAATCCGCCGCCGGCTTGATGGCTTACGTCAGGACCGCCCTTGCCCATGATTCCACGAGCCCGGCGTTCACGAGCAAGTTCAGCACGGTACTTCTTGCGGCTAGGCTTCGAGTTACGCTTCTTGTCATAAGCAAGCTTCTTAGCATAGGCTTCTGGATTGCTTTTGTAGAAGTTAGCAGTAGAACGCTTCTTAGCCATTGAAATCCTTCCTCCCGTCTAAGGCTTGAACTTTGCCTTGTAAATTACTGATCGTCTGGGCTTGGCTGAACGCATAGTTATCAAGCTTCTCTTCAAAGCGATTTAGCGTGCTGAACAAGCGTTCCATCTGCGCTTCAAACTCGCCTTTAGTAAGATACTGTTCTGCAAGTTTCAATTCAAGTTTCCCCGTAGAATCTTGCGCAGCCTTGGCAAGTTCAATTGCGCGTTCCGAACGCTGCCACGTAAAAGTACCCCAGCCAAGTACAACCGTACCAACCAAGCCGATTACGAATTCAGGAATCATAATCGGTGATCCGTACCAACTAGGGTACCGCAATTTTTCTCAAATTTACGTCACAAATCACCGCCGTCTAAATTCTTTTGACCTGGTTCGTAGCCAAGCCCCTTCAACCCAGTCACTGGATCAGAAATGCTCACTTCATGCTCTTCTGCAACAGAGGCCAGCACGTCTGCATCGATGTTGACACCATTGATGTATCGAGGACCAGTAGTGTATGTTACATCCATAACAAAAAAACCCTAGCAAGCTAGGGTTCCTTAAGCTTATCCTAAAAGCCTAGTCAGTCTCAAACAAGTTTGCGGCACTCGGCAAGAATGTCAGCCTTGCGCTCATTGTTTGGCAGATCCAGACCGCGCTCCATGGCAAATTCCAGAAGCTCAGCCTTGGTCATTTCCTCAAGGTCGGTCTCACTGCCCTCATCCTTGACGGCCTCAGTATCGAAAGCATCAATACCAGCCTCTACCAGAGTCTCGGGAACAGGCTTGGGCTCGTGAGCCTCGATCTTCTTACCAGGCTCTGCGCCTTCTTCTACGAAGCCTGCTTCGATCAACTCGCGGGCATCGACGGTGTAATATGCAGCACGACGCTCCTCGCCCTTGACGAAGTAGGTCGGCATCTTCTTGAGGTGCGCCATAAAAAAAGGGGCCGTAATGACCCCTTAGCTTTCCTATTCAGTTGTCAGAGAGCTAGATCAGCCGCGGCCGGGGCCGTCAACCAGCTCCAGGTAAACGCCACCAGCGATAGCAGCAGTGCCACCCAGGGTGTAGAACGCATCGTTGTCGTCTGCGTCACACAGAGCGCCACGGACATGAGCGATGCCCACGCCGTTGCCATCGAGGTCAGCAGCGTTGAACACCACGGCCTGACCGCCGAGGGTCACGGTGATCTTGTTGGTACCAGCGTCGTCGATGCCGCTGGCGCCGATCACGACCACGCGAATGGTCTTAGCGGAGGTCAGGGTGATGGGAGCATCGGTACCGGTAGCGGTAGCGGTGATCTTGCAGCCGTCGTCGAGGTTAAAGCCTTCGCGAGGGAAAAGACCAGAAGAACGTGCAGCCATTGAAAAAACTCCAGATGTTAAGGTTGAGAGGTAGCCCGCCCCGCAGAGTAGTGGCGCGGCTAGCTACCTTATTATGCCGAATCAACGGACGGGGCCTCACCAGAAAATCTCTCTAAAAGATTCCGGGAACAATCTGCCCGGTAACAAGGTAAGCTCCGATGGCGGCAATGACGCCAAGCATAGCAGCCCGACCATTAACAAGCTCAACAATACGAAGTTGCTGCTTGAGCGCTTTGTCTTCATTCATAATCTTAAGCAATAAGAAAGCTATAGGTTTCCATCATTGCTGACCCCTGAACCATTTCTGTTTGTTCTGAAACCACTCCGCCAATTCTACAGGATCCTGTGGTCCAATTAGGTGGTCAGACGGATCCGGCTCTCCTATGTCCATGGCCTGGCAAAATGAATCCATCCCCTCTGGGGCAGCCTCCTGCTGAAATGCTGAACGCCGAGCCTGTCTCAGCCACGTGGCAACACTTGGATTGTGGTCAGCCCATTTCTGAATCCAAACCATATCTGCATAGGGTACATCAGCCCCGTTCCTGATTCTGCTGCAGATAAACTCGATCCTTTGCCTGATGGCAGGACTTAGCATTTGGTGCTCGCGGATAAAGTATTGTGCCAATAAGGTTGTGCCATGAAAAAAGGGCCCCGAAGGGCCCCAGGATATCTAGGAGACTAGATCAGGAAGGGTCGAGGTTGGAGTTGAAGTCAGCAACCCGAGCTGCTGCACGGCCGTTGATCAGAGCCAGGCCGCAGTACCACTCAACGCGAGTGATGAGCTGAGGCTGGCTGTGGCTTTCACCCAGCTCACGAACGGACACGCCGCCGTTCTGGATGCCGGTCAGGTGGTCGTTACCGAAGGACACCACATACAGGTCCTGGCTGGTGGGGGTAGCGTCGAGGATAGCGACGTTCTTGTGGTCGCGATCCAGCTCGAGCACGGGCAGGCCGGCATAAATCATCTGCTGGTAGCCAAACTCGTTACGAACGATGTCGATCTGAGTGTTGGTACGAGCTTGACGGCTCAGGGCACGACGAGCGGACTTCGACATCACCAGATACTTTTGGCCGCCCTGGGCGTCCACAGCATCGATGGCTTCGTCAAGGGTGCCCAGGTTCAGTGCCTGGTTGCCTGCGGTGCCGTTCTGGAAGTACTGGCTGGAGCCAGACTTAATGCGAGCGGCCAGACCGTCGAACTCGGAGGGGGACTGGTTGGAATCGCCCTTGATGAACAGAGCTTCCCAAGCCAGACGCATTGCGCGAACGCGGCTCTGGATCTGGTAAGCCTTGGCCTGAGCACCCTCGAGGTCCACGATAGCGCGATCAACCTTGATGTCGCCACCGAAGAGCTTGAGACTTTCAGACTGCTGGCTCACTTCAGCATAGCTCTCAGCCAGGGCGCCGTTGTAGTTACGGAAACCCACGTCGGGCAGAGCTTCTTCACGCTTCCAGAAAAGGCCGTTGCCTTCGATGTTACGGAAAGGCAGGGTCTGGAGCAGGGGGCCAGCAGCCAGCTCGGTCACAACCGCCAGTTCCTGGGGAGTGCGAGCATGCTTCTGGGCTTCGAGCAGTGTCAATGCCATGATAATTACCTAAGGATGGATGAACAAAGATTGGGTGAATTGCCTACGCAAGCCTCGCGCAAGCGTCGGCATGACACCCTCCAGTCCATTCCATCTCGGAACTTCCCTTCTGGGTGATCTATACCTATAATACCTATTCACAAAAAAGGGCCCTCGCGGGCCCACCTTCTAATTTGAAGTAAGTTAGAAGTTCATCAGGAAAAGATATCGCGACCCCGAAGCTCTAGACGAAGAGCTAAAGCCATAATGTGTGCGTCTTCTGGGTTGATGTAAGATTGGGTCCTGTACCACTTGTCTGCATGCTTGACCTTTGCGTAGTACTTCTCGCCAGTTCTGTTCCTGTAAACCCAACGAGGAAGATCTCGTTCTTTTTTGAGTTTACAGGGCTTGTAGGTGCCCGACTTGCGCTTGGGACGCTTGTTGGCCTGCTGCTCCTCGACTGTAGCCCAGCGACAGTTTTCGGGCGAGTAGGGGCCATCGTTATCGATGCGCTCTATCTGTAGGCCCTTTTTGAAAGTCGGCTCCATGTCTTCAAGGAATGCAAGGAAGCCTGGCGCCCATTGACGACTTCCCCGTCCCTTGGACTCTCTCCAGCGCTCACATACAAAAATACCCCTACCACCGTAATTGTGGTAGGAGTTATGACAGGGCAGGTAGCACCTTTCAATCATGTTGCGCCACCTGCGGTACAAGGGGTGGTGAGACTGTTTCATCGCAAGCAGGGTAACTGCTTACAGTATACCAGTCATACCAGCCTAAGAAAAGGCACGCTGGAACATCTCTTCAGCAGAGAGCCCACTCAGGTCCTCGATGACCATACCGTTGGCATCAGTGCCACCGTAGCCAATGCCAGCACCAGAACCCTTGGCCCCCTTAAAGAAGGTGCCGTAAACGGGGTGAAGCTTGAACGAGGCCATGTACTCCTCCGGGCTGATGCGTTTTCCGCTCTCTTTGTCAAGGATCGGATCGCCTTGCGAATCGATTACAGTCAAAGAGCCATCGGCTTCCTGACGGAAACGATTGCCAACTTGGTCGGCCATCAAGTCGAAGAAGGAGATACCATCTACGGAGTCAATGCGACCACCAGCAGCGTTGAAGACCTTCTCGAGAGCATAGCGCTTCTTGTAGGCAGCCAGAGACTCCTTGGCGGACTGGGCCTCCTTTAGAGCAGCCTCTGCCTGCACGCTATACTTTTGCTCGATAGCATCACGAGCTTCGCCCCATTGTGCCTGCAGTCGAGCAGCCTCCGCGGCTTCCTGCTGAAGCTTCGTGTACTCGTCGGGATTGATCTCCGCGAACTTCTCAAGATGAGCCTTTTGCTCCTTGAGTTCCCGTTCGTACTGTTTGCGGGCTTCGCGCTCTGCCTTAAGCGCCTTCAGGAGATTTTCAGCCTCAGAGCGAGGCATCATCTCATCGGCAGCCGGAGCGCCTGCGGTGGATTGAGGAGCTTCTGCCGCCATCTCGGTGGCTTGGTTCTCTTCGGACATTTAGTGATCGGGCGTCTCACCCGTTGAAAGTAACGCCAGTAGTATGCCTATGGGTTTTGTGGGGTGTAGGGGTCGCTGTCGTATTCATAGGTAATGTTGCTTTCGCTTGCGTTGGGACTGTACTGCCAGGCACCGCTATAGGTCGTAAGGGATCCGACCGGGGCGCCGTAGCAAGTAGACCCACTTCCTGAAATCGAGAATCCCATGCTGTAGGCACCAAGCGCCAACGGTGGTGGCGGAAAGTTTGGGTCATAAGCATCAGATACTTGACGCACACTGGGACTACCAGTACTCCAGCCGCCGTTGCAACTACCTCGCTTGTAAGAACTGCCAGAGGCGTTTAGGGCATACCAAGTGTTTGGTTCGGTGTCAAAAGTTGGAGGAGCATCTTGGCCCAGCATTGCTGGAAGATAATGAATCTTTTCTCCAGTTTCTGGATCCGTGTTGACTGGAAGAAATTTCCAGGGAGTTACGCCAGTCGCCTGAGCAGACCCGTATCCTTCTCCAACAATAGATTCATTGCCAGTAGGGCCTGAAATAACGATAACAGCTCTGGCGTAGTCGCCGTTCGGAGTAGTGGAGGTAACCGTACCAGACCATCTCCAGTATCCGCCTGTTTGAGGAAAAACAGTCTTGCAGTCGCAGGCAGATGAATCAAAGTTGAATCCGCCTGGACACGGATCTGATGGATCGTAGGCCGTTCCGTTGTTGACACCGCCTAGGCAAACAACCTTTGGGGTGCAGCTTTCCATGTCTGGTGGTTTAAGCGCCATGTCAACGACTCCACTTCTGCTTGGGGCACAGCGCGTTCGGGTCGCCACCTATCCAAGTCTTTGCCTCCATGAAACAGCCGCACTCAGAGCAGCGCTTGCTGCCCTCAACAAAGAAAGGGCACGCCTTGCAGGTGTCGTAGCGCTCATTTCTGATTTCCTCCGACACCTTGCCGTGCATAATAGCCTGCCCAGCGTTGCGGACCAGTCCGCGAGCCATTTTGCCGATACCAGCGTTGACTTTTTTAGCGTGTGTAACGCGCCCCCCGCTAGCCAATTCGGGCATAAAAGTATCAACAGTGCCGTCGGCATTGACAACCGAAGGCAGGCCCGCCATTAACTTTTCGTGCCTATCTCGCGGCCAAGCGGAACATGGCCCCAGAGGCTGCTTCCCATCGTAACTGAGTTCGGCAACGATGTCCATAACGGATCAAAACGCTGGGCTAGTATGCCGATCAGCCGTAGGCCATGTAGAACAAGCTGCTCGTGCCCCCGCTGACATTGCCAGGGGCGCCTGGGTCAAGGCTGAAGCCCGTGCCCGTAATTGCAATGTTTGAGCTAACGTTGCTGGCCTGGTCGGTGGGAGGTGTAGTGAAAGTAACATAGCCAGTAGTGCCGCCGGTAGGAGTGCACACGTACCAGTTTTGGAAAACGTTATAGGCTTTTAACAGCAGAAATTGCGGCATAAATCCACAGTCAACATTGACGACTCCGCTGCCATCGTTCGTAACCACGCCAAATTTACTGAGACCAGGAACCGACTTAAATGCGTAACCCACATACGACAGCCCTCCGCCGTTTGTCCCGTTCACTGAACCGTTGCTTGACAAGGTAATTGTGTTTGGTCCAACGGCTAATATCGCGCTTGAGCCCGTTGTCAGCGCAGACTGATACGCAATAGTCCAGACTTGGTTTCCCGTACTGACCGAAGGAGCGTAAACCCTGTTAAGATAGCTAAGGTTAGGAAACCGATATTGAATCAGAACAAAGTCTGGAGTGCTTCCGAGGCCGTGGCCGATTGTGGTATTAGAAACCGAATTGCCAGTATAAGTGAATACGCTAAAGCCAGTCCCTGCGCTGACTCTAACGTTTGTAGCAGTAGTGCCGTCATTGTTTGTGGCCGCCGGCCCAAGCCCTCCCCAGCAAAATGCGCGATACACTACGCCGCTTTGGTTTGTGTCATATTCAGTACCTAGGCTAAATCCATCCGCGTCGAAGGAGGTTAATGAATTGACGTTAGTGTTTTCTGCACTGGCATAGTTAAGGGTAACAAGCTTTGTAGGCCCCCTAGTTACGTCAAAAATCATATCACGCTTTGAGGAACTACTGGTTTTGTTTATCCAAACCAGTCCAGGCTCAAACCCAGCACCAGTGATAGAGCGTGCAGCTCCATTACCCGTGTAGGTCAAAAGCTTAAACGCGGACGATGGGCTTGATTCCCACGCCAGACTGCTGCCTACATAAATCTTGGACACGTCGCTGGAGCCAGCCTTGACCCCAGCAAATGCAGAACTTCCGAGGTATCCCATTAGACGATAAAGTAAACGGTGTTGGCGTCAGGAGTGCCGAGCGCGTCGTAGTCTACCTGAGAGATGGTTACGAGGTTGTTGATGGCGTTGGCACCCGTGCCAGCCTGGGCAATGTTGGAGTCAACTGGGATCTGCGCGGGCTTGAACGCGGAGTCGGCTGCAACATATTGCAGGATATCGCCATCAGCCAGGGGGGTGGTTCCAGTAGCGAATTGTGCAGCAGAAAGAGTGAGCGTATTAGCACCAGCCGTATTATCTATGTAACCAACTCCGGCAAATGATAATCTCATCTCGCCTTGTAGGCTAAGAAAATCAGATTTAGAAACAACTGTCCTATTTGTACCGTTAACCGCAATAACGTCATTGACCTGAATCGCTTGAAGCTTTGCCGTAACATCACCCTGGTCTGATGCTTCTTCGATTGAAATAGTCGTCTCTCCACCTGATTCAAATGCCCCCCAACTTCCAGGCGGATCATTTGAAATTGTAGTAGCGCCAAGACAAGTAGACCAAGTAAGATCGGTACCAGCAGGATTTAACTCGAAGTCGCTTGCGGTCTGGATGCTTCCAGAAGGGGTTGCGGGCTCCCACTGACCGTTGGCATTGTCCCATGTCAAGACTTGGCCGTCCGTAGGCGCCGCCGTGGAAGTGTCTACGTCTGTCAGGCCATCAATGCTCGTGACAAGGGTAGGCAAGTTAGCCAGGTCATTGTAAGAGCCACTTGTTGCCACCGTGGCTATCGCTTGCGGCTTGAATTTGCTTTCAGTGCTGTTCCACAGAAGAATCTCGCCTTCAGCAAGAGGTACGTCAAGCGCGCCAAAGGTTATATTCGAGATAGTCAGCCCGCCCGACTTGTTAATAGCGCCATCGATAGTCGCGCCAATACCAGCTATCAGGATTCTAGGAGCTCCTCCAGATCCATTGTTATCAGAAGTTATGTTTGTTGGCGTAAATGAAAAAGTAGCGTTAGAGGCGTCGGTCAAAATGATTTCGCCAGTCATTCCCAGCAGGGCTGAAGTCTGATCGCCTGCTGTCGTGACTGGAGAGACAATCAAATTGAATTGGTTTGACCACCATTCGTTGCTGGTCAAAGCAGAATTTCCCGAAGAAGAGTAACCAGCCCAGGAAAGCCCTCCGAAAACTTGGTTCAGCTTAAAGTCATCCATGTCCTGAACGCCCAGGGACACGACGCCTGTTTCACCATTAACACTGCTAACAGCGCCAGCAGGCGCATCGCCAGGAACCCAGTTGGCGCCGTCCCATTCGAGCAACTGACCAGTAGTAGGCGCAGCGGTGGTAGTGTCAACGTCTGTTAAATCATTGATACTCGTGACAAGAGTGGGTGTACCAGACAGATCAGAATATGCGCCAGTCGTGGCTACCGTGGCTAGCAGCTTTGGCGTTGGCTCAAATTTGCTTGTGACGCTATTCCAGGTCAACAAATCCCCAGTAGCTTTCGGGACCTCGGTAGGTGTTGCCGATAAAGTGCCGCCGCTAATCTCAACCCGCTGATTATCGCTCCAACTTTCCGTAGAGTTATTGACCCTAATTCTTACAAAATCAGTATACTCTGTAGGCGCTTCTCCGAAAACGTCTTTGACGTTAGTATTGGCCCCACCGTTCCAAGAGAAAGTGAGGCTATCGCCGATCTGAAGCCCCATGAGTTGAGAGGTTCTGTCAATACCGTCGGCGTCTACTTTTCTGAGATACACGTAAACAGTACCACCTCCCGTAAGGAAGCCTTGCCCGTCACCAGTAAATTGTGTACTGTTAGTGAAAGTTGTACTCATTAACCAGGCTGGATCTGCAGACACATAACGAGGAGAATAGTCGTTCATGTCCACGACACCAAGGGACACGACGCCTATTTCACCATTAACACTGTCAACGCCACCACTGATCTCCTTGATCGAATTATCGGTGTGCTTAACAAACAGCTTGCCGTCTGCAGTGTTTACAGCAAGTTCTGCAACTTCCAGATCCGAAGCCTGGGGCACCTCACCAGTCGTGCTGCTCTTCTTCGGCTTAATACGAGCAGTGAGGTCAGCCATTTCAACTAAGAATCGTCTTGGCTAGTATTCCGATCAACCGCTACCAAAAGTGCCGCCAGAGACGCCATCATATCCACCCTGGACATAGGCGGTAACAGTCAGAGTTGCATTGACAGCCGCACCCGCCTGGTCTCGCACCGCAAGGTAGAGGGCGGCAGTCTCAGTAGTGTCGTTGTTCATGTAACCAGTACCAGGCGTGAACAAGATGGCACCAGCCGTAGTCACATAAGCCTCTGCAAGGACCCCTGAGCCCGCTGCGGGGTCTGTGTTGTATGCGCGGCCCGCGTCGGCCGTGCGGTCTGCTGCAGAGCCGTAGAAGACTACCCAGGCATCCAGGTCAGTGCTCAGCGTGTGGAGCATGCCGCTAGAGCCGAGGCCGGTCAGAGCCAGTGCGCCGGAGGCGGCAGTTCCGCTGTCGGAAACGCGAGTAGCGACGCCGATACCAGAGACACCACCACCTGTTGCCGTAATCGTCACATCGCCAGTGGCCTGGTCGACAGAGATGCCAGTGCCAGCAATGATGCTGGTAACACCACCAGCGGCAATAGTTGCAGGAACCCAGTTGGTACCATTCCACTCGAGGACCTGGCCGTTGGTGGGTGCAGAGGTCGTGGTGTCAACATCGGTCAGATCGTCGATCGAGCCGACAGTGCTAACAGTGCTGTTGACCCAGGCCGACCCGTTCCAGACAAGCGCTTCCCCGTTGGATGGGGTGGTGACTGTGACATCCGCAAGAGTGTCAATCGAATCCGTGGGCTGGACGGCGCTATCTGCTAGAGTGCCCTGAGCTGCGGTAGCAAAGTCGGTAGTGGCTGCAGCGGCTGCAGTGCCAAGGGTCGGGGCACCAGACAGGTCGGAATATGCACCAGTTTCGGCAACGGTAGCTAGCTGTTTTGGACGGAAGTCTCCGCCATCGTAACGCAGGTAGTCGCCAGCGGCCAGCGGGATAGGAATGCCAGTGCCCAGGTCGCTAAGAGCAACGTAGAGTATCTTATCTGTCGACCCATCTAGGGGCCAACCATTGACCGTGCCGTTGTAGGCTTTCCTACTATTGGCGGTACATATACTCTGAGCGCCGAGGCCGGTGTACGTCATCTGAGTCCAAGGCTGGGTCAGATCAAAAGTCCACCAGATAGAGCCACTACTGGGGAAAACAGACTGAGTATCTCGGCCGTCCCTATCGTAGCGGGCTAAGTTATATTGCGTTCCGTCGCCGGGATCGGTTGAATATGTTCCTCGGTCTGGGCACGTCCAATCCTCTGGAAAATTCGCGATAGCCTTGGAGAAATAGTAAATGGTGCCAGCGGGTGGTGTGGTATTTGGCTCGTAATCTGTCGCATCTTGGATACGAGTAACTCCGCCACCAACTGCGCTGACGTCAGAGGGCACCCAGTTAGTGCCGTTCCAGGCCAGAACTTGATCCGTAGTCGGAGCAGAAGTGCTAGTGTCTACATCGGTCAGGTCGTCAATGTTTTCGACAAGGGTGGGAGTGCCAGACAGATCGGAATATGCACCCGTCTCGGCTACGGTTGCAAGCTGTTGAGGCCGAAAGTCAGTTCCATCAAAGCGCAAGTAGTCGCCGTCAGCCAGCGGCGCAGGACTCGGTGTTCCCGGAGTCGAAAAGGAGAAATACAAATCCCCCGTTAAAGCCGGGAGGCTCCCAGAGGTGATGTCGATGTAATAGCTATCACCAACCGTTTGCGGGGAACCAGTAAAGAATATCTCATTCCAGGTAGCACCATCGGTGGACCAAAAGATGGACCCACTTGCTGCCGTAATTTGAGAAGTTCTGTCAGTACTGTCCGCGTCAATAGCACCCCAGGATATCCTGCTACCACTTCTGTACCATAGGCCATTCCCAGGGAATTGAACACCACCAAGGGCGTAGCGAGCGCCGTCTGGCAGGGAGTTCGGCTCGACATCACCCAGATCCAAGATAGAAGCCGCGGCCAAATCCGCACCCATGGCGACAAGTGTGCCGCCCTCTATCATGTAAAGCTTGTCTTCGTCCTTCGCGTATACAAGTTCGCCCTCAAGTAGATCCGCCAGATTCGCTGTCAGCGCACTCTTCAGGCCGCGGGCGACTCTTACTGGTACGCGGTTGGAAGGTACTGCCACGGATCAAAATCAGCTAGGCTAGTATTCCTAGGTGATCTCTCCGCCGTCTACATTGTAGGACACAAGTTCAACGGGTTTGTCTTCAGTGGTAGTATCCAGATCTCCACCGCCGTACACGCCAAACGCAAAAGGACTAGCAACACTGCCACTGTCCAGATCTCCACCATCGCCACGGCCAAACTCGCCACTGGAACCGTTAACAGCGGCCGTTATGCGACCCTGTGCGTCGACCGTGATGTTTGCGTTGGTGTAAGACCCAGGCGTTACAGCGGTGTCATCTAGGTCAATCGTAATCGTGCCGCTTGCTGTGACCGGGCCACCAGAAGATGTCAGACCCGTGCCGCCAGCAACGTCAACACTTGTTACGCCACCAGGAGCTGGCGTTTGAGGCACCCAGAATCCAGTCGCATTATCCCATGTAAGCACCTGCCCGTTCGTGGGGGCTGGAGCGCTTACATCGCCAAGTGAATCAAGCTGAAGACCTGTTCCAGGGGAGAAGGAATACAAAATGCCATAGGCGCCGCTCCCCGTTAGCCCAGTGTACGGGGCAGAAGTACTGGGAACAACGCCTCCGTTGGATATGATGGCATTCCTGGTCGCTCCAACTGTAAAGCTTGCACCGTTAACAGAAGTGCCATAACGGACCGATATGGTACCAGCCGATGAGAACCAAACCTCGACAGGAAATCCGTTTGTTTCGCTATTGTAGGGAACCTTTTGGTCCATGCGAACAACAAGCCAGTCAAGCGCACCCTCCTGGATTGTTTTATATCCAGCCAGGCGGGTTTCAGTGTCTTGACTCCAGAGCGAGACGTAGAGGTCAATGACAGCAGCATCGCTTACGGCATTTCCGCCACGTCCGGTGGTCGTATTGCTGCCCTGATCAAATCCAACGCCGCCGTTTGTGTTGATGAACCAATTAGCACTGGTAGGGGTGTGCTGAAGGAACTGTATTCCATTCCACTGACTCCCAGGACTGAAGGGTAGGGCTACATCATCTGCATTAGCGCTGTTGGCGATATAGGTAAAGCCATCCGCTTCCAGTGCGGCCTGAGAAGCGTAGAAACCATCAATGCCATGAAGCGGAAAAGCTGTCAGATTGCCAGTCTGCTCTACAATACTGCCTTCGGATACGATGTCCTGCGGGACCCAGTTGGCCCCGTCCCAGATGAGGATCTGGTTTACAGACGGTGGATTGGTAGCTGTGTCAACGTCGCTTAAATCATTTATTGAGCCAACTCCCGTCCCACCGCCGCCGCTAATAACCTGGATCGCGCCGTCAGAGTCAACCGCATAAAGCTTTACAGCACCAGACTCACGTCCAACGACCAGTTCGCCAGGGTCGATCTCGTCCGTTCCGCCAGAGCCGATTAGACTTTCAATCGTAGCCTGAGCGTCCGTGGAGTTCTTTAGGACTATTTTGTCTGGAAAAACCGCCACGGCTGCACAGAAGCTAGACTAGGTTGCCTAGCTGCAGTTGAAACAGCTAATGTTACGACTCACTTCTTCTACGGTGTAATTGTCCCAGATGTCAACGCCAACGCCGGTTGACCCGGACTGATACACACCACATGTGTTGGTATAAGAATAATACATAAAGCCATTTGAGTTTGGTTCAAAGCTGATTGAGCCATTGGTTCTATAGCTTATTATGGTCGAGCCGTTGGATGTATTCTTGATAACGTAATCGGCAAAAGGCGAGCATATATAGCCCGCTGCTACATCTGCCTCGCTACAGCAGTTTAACTCGCAAGCTGGGTCTGTATAGCACTTTCCGTCCGCCCCGCATAGCTGGCAGGAAGGGCAGTCGTTGTGACAGTTGCAGTCGCAAGCCTTGCATTCGTCTGGCAGCATGGAGTAATCACACTCGTAGTACAAAGTGCAAGCTTGACCATCCGCCTCAATGCAACCACTCCAAGTGTTTACCTTACCGTCCTCATTCGCAGGAACACCATCTTCTGGGTTTTCTGGACAGCCACCATCCGAGCAGACCGTTTTACTGACACAATAGGGTGCGCATTTGTCAGGGGGAGATGTCGGGCCGCTGCATGCGTCCAAGCAGGCCTGATTGGCCGCATCCTGAGCAAGATTGACAACAGACAGTCCGCTAGACCCCTGTTCGACACATACCCTAGCGCTTGCTACAAGTCCACACGTACAGAGCTGGTTTGTGACTTCAGCGCACTCCAGGCATACGCCAGGAATAACACTTCCGTCGTTCGCGCATAGATCACAATCGCCAACGGAATCTGGATCGCAATGGCACGGCGGCGCGTCGGCTTTCTGAGTGCAGTAGTCGCCACCAGCAGAGGTGCCTCCACACTCCGTACACTCGTCGCAAACGTCGTTACTATTACAGCCAGCGGCAAAGCTGCCATTTGCCTCGTAGTATTCGTAGCAAAATGATACACACTTCTTGGGATCAGCGCATCGGCCGTTGATGCACACTCCCGAAAGGCAATCAGTGTCGCTCGAGCACCGTTCACCAGTTAGTCCAGGACAGTCGCCACAATAACAGTTGACGGTTGGGTACCCGCCAACACCGGCCTGATACCTGCAGCACCTTGTACCACAACAGTCGCTGTCAAACCCACCGTAGCCGTTGCTGCCCTCTCCACATGTAGGAACAGTGCATCCTACAGGGCCGCCGCTGCTACTAGAGGAACTTGCGCAAGATCCCGTACCAATAGAGCCATCACCAGAGACACCACCGTCTGTTCCCGAGCCGCAACTGCCACCGGGATAGTAGCCCCCAGCGCCATTGCTACTGCCGCTGTATGATCCGCCGCTTCCTCCGCCAGCTTCGTCCGTTTTTACGCAACGCCCACCGATACAGGCGTAACCAACAGCGCACTGATTGCTACCAAAGCAGCCAGTTCCGCCAAAAGACGTGCCAACAACACCAGTCCTTAAAAACTCACTAGCCGCCTCAACCCTTGACGACCCCCAGTTGTTTAACGACCAGCCCATGGTAGCACCTAGCTGGAATAGGATGCCAGCCTAGAAATTCTGCAGCGGGTTCCATGGCTTGCCAGTATCTGGATTGATAAACACGGCGGCTATTTTGGTTTCTCTCCAGTCGCCGTTGAACCAAACCTTCAGAACGTGCAAAGCATTACTGGACGGTTGAAACAGTATAATTTGACCATCCACTCCACTTCCGAGGGAAGCAACTGTGTCCCATTGTTGAGTATCTTCGTTGTATTTTTCGTATCGCTGAAGGGTCTCGTTGAAGAGATATAGTGGCAAATATACCGCAGTCTGCGACCTTTTTAGTGTAGCCTGAACCGCTAGGCGATTACTTTCTATTGCCATCAGCCAATCCTCAAGAATCGAATTCCACTAGCTGCAACCATGTATAGCTCTACATAGTCTCCAGTTGCGTTGTAGTAACCACAAAGCAGCCCAGGGGTTCTCGCTGGTGAAAAGATTCCGTCAACCGTCGGCCTCGAGGCAAGCATTTCGATTACAACATCTTTGTTGTCCTTGACTGATGCCGCGCTAAAATGAGAAGGACTAATAGCCATGGTTACCAGGAAGAGTAGTAGACGCCATTTGCATGGCTAAGTTCAACCGCCTGACCAGCGGGCAAAGAAGTAAACCCAATGGGCTTGGTAACGTACTGCTTGTTGTTGTAACTTACGATTCCGGCTCCATCTTCCCTGAGTCTGACCCAGTACCCAGTCACGCTTCCCTCGAAATCTCCCTTAACGCCCTTCTGGGTAGACCGACGCTCTACGTCAGCCACTCTGTCAGCAGCCTGGATTTGCAAAACATCATCAAGGAGCGCCATGATCAAATAGAGAAGTAACCGTACTGCTTTAGATTCCAGTAGAAAGCTGCTTCGTTGCCAGCGGTAAGAGAAACTGTGTTAGCTGTCTGTGCAACAGCAAGGAGAGCGCCACCGCCAGTCGTTGCCGTACCTACCGAGAAGGTCAGGTTGCCTGCGCCAGCGGCAACAGCTCCAAGGCTTTCTAGCACAGATTCCGCGATTTGAAGTCCGTCCGCAGCGACGTATCCAGTGCCAGGTTTGACAATAGTCAGAGTCCAATCGCCAGTTGCGGCTCCAAGATTGGCCACGGTTAGGTCGACCGTTAAACCAGTCCCAGATCCGCCCGTGGTAACTGGAATGTTTGTGTAGGTGCCATTGACGCCAGCAGTGGGTTTTCCCGTGACAGCGCCAAGGGTCTGGACGTTGCCGTTGCCTTTTACTAGCGCCACATGGGAGAACTGAAGTGCAGTGGCGCCTCCATCATGAGCAAATATAGTCGCCTTGGTAGCAAGAGCAATGCCATCATCGGCGTAGTTGCCAACGTCAGTGCCAATATACTTGATAACCTGACGCTGGTAGCCACCGGTACCTGCAACAACTTCATTTGCCAAAAAAGTAGAGTCGTCAGTAACGCCAGGCTGGTAGGCGGTACCAGGGGCGTTGATAAGCCGGCCCTCGTAATACTGATCAACATAACGATTCGTCACCTGGGCGACAAGCTCGGCTGGCGAGATCTTTGCGGCGATCGTCATTTCAGGTTATCAGAATCGTCGTAGGATTCCTATTAAGCGAATACGTCTCCATCGATAATGGTAGCACCGTTAATGACCAAGTTGCCACCGTACTCGAGCGGGATGCCGCCATTACCATCCGTGTCGACCAAGAATCCAGCATTAACGATGAGCCCAGCACACCACACCGTAAGCGTCGAAGAGAATTCGTAATTGGTGTCCGTCGGCAGGATGGGGTGAACACCAGTCTCGCCCCAAAACGCCATATCCAAAGACAGGCCAATGTCGACGTTGACATCCCAGGCGTAATTGCCAGAGTTTACAGCGGTTTCGTTGTTTACGGACGGAGGAGTTCCCGCACCAGGAGCAGGCCCGCCGCCGCTGCCCATGTTTGGCCTGGAGTTGCCAACAAGGTTACTGGGTACGCTCATAGTGCCATTTGAGAAGCCTACCCAGATTCCATTTGTTGCTACTACCGCGTTCTCTGCATCAAGACCCCAGGCGCAGGCGTCCATGCGCATGGCAAGGATACGATTACTTCTTGGATCGTGATAACGGAACGGCATCCCTGGACGCCAGTTAGAGACAATCTCTTCTCGCATAGATTCCGTCAAAGAGATGCCATACGCATCGCCCCTTACGAAACGATTCAAATACGAACTATACGAGTCAACGATTGCTTTGATCTGGGTTTCGTCGTTAAACAATACGGGGACTGGCACCTGTTCTTTTAGCACATACGGACCAGCAACTCCTGGCGGCGTAATATACTGATCGCTCAAAAGGATTTTTGTAGATCGTTCTGTTGTACTTGTGGTAACGGTGTTTACGATATCTGGACTGATTGGATTAGCCGTAATAGTAGTCGAGATGCGGCGCTGACTTGTCTTGATTCCACTTAGAGCGTCAATACTTGCAGCGCGAATGCCAGAGCCTCTGGATGTACTACTGGTCCAGGTATAGGTGTCCTGAATTGTCTGATTCTTCTTGTAGTTGTAGACAACCTCGACGCGAGACACTCGGTACATGTCGCTTGTCGAAAGGTCTCTCCAGGTAGTACCTTCTCCATTGACCTCGCCAGAGCGATAATCGGAAGGAACGGCACCAGACAAAGTCGTCTCGTAATTATCGGTTACTGTCTTGATTAGCTCATTGGCGCTTCCGTAGTAATTTAGCTGCTCACTATAGCTCTGGAGAATGTTGCCAAGCCCATCCATGCTGCAGCCGCCGTTTGGGTTGCATGCAGTACCACGAGAAGCGCGACAGAACGCCATCTTGTCGGCATAGTATTGGCCGTTGACTTCATAGGCCGGCCCGCGAACTTCGCTATAGACGCGACCAACCTGACCACCTGGGCCTGTGTACTCTGTGCGTTGAGTTTCTTGTCTGTATGCTGGAACGTAGGTAGTTTGCTGCTTGGTCTCGTATCCCTCCGAGCAGGAGTTAATTTGCCCGCCTCCAGGAGTGGGCGAAGAGGAGGGACCGCTGGCGGGAAGTCCTGTATCGGGGATATCCGGCGAATTTCCACAGCCACCTCCTCCGGCATTCCGAGTAGGTGATGGATCAGGCGGCTTAGGTCCGTTTTCGATTGGCTTCCTGACAAACATGGTCGCAGGATAGCTCAAAAAATACCGTGACTCAGTCTCGGTGATCTCGACTTTGCCGCTTTGATTACTGGTTAGTGCATCGGACGGGACTTGATAAGAAAGCTCAATCTGGTCTGGAATCGGCGAGGTTCCCGCAAGTGGCTGAGCAGCCTGGGTGGTGACGCCATAGACAGAGACCCATTCACCAGGCTCGATGGAGTTTGTTGAATCAGTACCAAAGAAATAGTTTTCGACCAGGTTGCCCTGGTTGTCCTGGAATAGATATTTGCCTGCTGCTGCGAAGCTGGCAGAGATGTTTTGGTACGTCTGCTGGGCGGGATCAAGAGGGACTGGAACCAGAGAAAGGATCTCACTCACATCCTCCGTGAGAGCCGCCAGGGCGAGCCTGCAACCCACTTCCACCACCAGTTCATCAGCCTCGGGCTCATACGAGGTTGAAAGCACGTACAGAAGCCCACGGGGGTGTCTGACGATGCTGCCGCTTGGCAGTGTGATCTCGATGATTACCTGTTGACCACGGCGGAAATTATCGCGGTCGTAATCCTCCATCGAGGGGGACTCTCCGTACCCGGCAAGGCGGACCTGGCCAACGGTTGAGACCAGGCCATTCTTATTGGCCGATGCGTCGCTGCAAGTAAATTGAACCAGGTAATTGGTCTGATTGACTCCGTTGATTCTGACTGAAGAGACGCGAGTATTGTTGTTAAGATATCCCACCTCAAACCTCCGTCAAGCCGAACGAAACGATCATGTAGTTTGGACCGAACTTAGAGTAAGTCGGCGCGGTAGAGAATACGGCATCCGTGTCTACAGTTGCGCCAAATGTCGTATCCGTAATGCCGACGGCTGCTGCTAAACCAGAAGCGCGGTCAGCATCCCATGCCTGGAACATGGCGTCAAATGTGGCAGCACTTGTCTTTGGAATCGGCGAACTAATTGCCCATATTCTTTTTTGTGTATTGGCCGATCCGCTAATAGTAGCAGCTCCGCCAGCCGAGAAGTTAAAATTAGCGCTATTGATATATGTCCTAGGGAGCTCCTGGTTTAGAAACTCGTTAAAAATGAAGTTGTACACAGGCGTGCCTCCAGATGGCGTGTAGGATATTCCAATCTGGGACATCGGCCTGACGTAGCTGGGTTAGTTTGCCGAATGGCTAATGGTAGTCTGGATTGTCGCGCCGTTTTTGTCCTCTTTAGTTTCTTGCTTGTAAAAGATAACCTCGAGGCCAGCTAGACGCCTGTATTTGTCAAGATTCTCCCTGGTGTAGCCACCGATCACCCTGTGACGCCCTTTCTCCACGTCGTCACGGAAACTCTCACTGACGGCCGCCAGATGAGCAAAGGTGTTGTCGTACTCCTCTAGTAAAACGCCAAGGATTTCATCGGAGGCGCCATCGTGCCAAGCCTTTTTGATCGCCATACGCTGATAGGTTATCGAAACCCTCAGCTCTTGCTCTGTCTGTTCGTCTAAAGGGATCTCGGGCAAAGCCGGCCCAGTGACCCCTTTGACTTCGTTCCAGTACATCCTCGCGGAGTCTTCGGGATTGCCAAAGAAGAACATACCGATAGCGTCGCTGATCAAGAATACCGACGGCGGCGAATCTTGGTCAGCTCAACCAGAATGTCGCTAGCGGCCTTGGTCGTATTGGCCGACTGAATAGTGACATTGTTTTGAACGTTCCCGCCCGAGGAGGCCAGTGCTTGAATGACAGATGCAAGCCTGTCCACTCCAGACGAACCAGAAACGTTAGCAGAGGCCATAGAGGCGCCTGCAACAGATCCAGTAGCGTTTACCGTAGCAAAGACATCCGCAGGGATAACCGTGCCAGCGCCGGGAGCTCTCCACTGCCCCCAGGCAGGAGCGTTGATTGCAGAAAGCTTGCCACTCGCAGAGAGGAAGCCTTCCTTGCCAAGCTCGTTAACGGTATAGACTTGACCACCTGAAACGGGGCCGCCAGCAAAGCGCTGCTGAGTCGTTGTTGGAGCATTTGCTCGAGCTCTGTTTGCTCGCTCGATTGCATCCGCTACGGCGTTTGCCGCAGTCGCCGCTTCCCAGTATGCGTCCCTTGCATTTTGAGCTTGTTGAACCTGTTGGGCTATGAGTCCGGGGATGTCGTCTACGGTATCAATCAAGTCGTCATTAAGGCGAACAGACTCATCAAGTTGCTTATTGTAGTCTGCCTGCTTTTGCTCGTTTGACTTGAGTTCGTCCGTCAGGCTCTTGATTGCATCTTCCAGGCCCCTTTGGCGCTCAAGAGAAGCCTCTTCAGCGGCTTTTCTAGCTTCTTCGTATTTCTTTTGCTCTTCTGCCTTTTGCTTTTCAAGGGTTTTCAATTCTTCCGCTTGCTTTTTGCGAATCTCAGCAGATTTCTCCTGTTGGATCATTGTATCCAAAGAAGCTTGAGCCGCGACCTTCTCTTCATACGAAGCTTCAGCACTGTTGATAGTAGCCTGCAGCTTTTCCTTGCGCAGCTTGATCTGCTCTTGCTGGGCCGGTGTTTGAGCATTGATAAAATCAAGCTCGGCGGCATAGCGATCTTTTACTTTGGTAATTTCGTCGTCAATAGCCTGCTTTCGCTGGTCGTAGATATCCTTGAACGTATCAAGCGTTCCCTTGAGATCCTCCTTCTCTTGCGAAAGCGCTTCTTTTTTGGCGTCAATCAGCTCGTTAATGCGTTCTTTTTCCTGCTCGAATTTAGCATCGACCGCCTCCTTAAGCGTATTGATCGCCTCTTGCTCCGAATTGTAGGCGTCTAGCAGTGCCTTAGATCCATCGGTTGCATTTTGATACAACTGCCGAAGAGATTTGTCGTAATCCTGTTGACTAATTTCGCCGGCTTCAAATTTTTGATTCAACTGCTCAAGCGTAGTATCAAATTGGCTAAACTGCCCTTTTGCTGTATCTACCGACGCTCCAAGACCAAGAATAGCATCAGTACCCTGCCTGAAGCTTTCACTAACAGCCACACCAGCACTTTGAAATGACTGAACAATCGTGTCGACACCAGGAATCGAAAGAATAGCATCTCTTAGCGCGTAGAACCCTTGAACAAGCTGGTCAATAACAAAAAGTATAGCTTGCAGTCCATTCAGGAATCCAATAACAACAAATTCTAGCACCTTTCCAATAACAGTAAAAGTATCCGTAAAGCCTTTTTTGATGCCGGGAAGGTTTGTAGTCAATGCTGCAAAAAACTGAGCAAACGCGGTCTGAATCGCCTGCATAGACATCCCAAAGCCAGCAAATGATTCGTTTAGCGATTCCAGCGAAATGGTATTAAGGGTGCTTCGGATGTTTTCAATTTGCTGAATGTTCAACTCGTCAATCCTGGACTGCACCTCCCCAAGAGCGCCGGCCAACTGATCTCGTGCGCTTTGGGCGGCATCAATAAATGCTTCACGGAATAGACCAGCGGTAACCTCGCCGTTTTTCATTGCCTCATTCAAGTCGGTAATTCCGTACCGTGTCTCGAGGTACAAGGCAACTTGAGACCTTAGCGCACCATCAAGTTCTGAGAATTGCTGGTTCAATTCTTCGGACTGCAACTTTCCTTTACCCATAACCTGGGCAAATGCTTCAATGTACCTGCCGGCCTGTTCTGTGTTAAGGCCAAGTTGCGTCGTCTTAGCCGTCAGCGACTCAATGACTGCCTCAACGTCATTAAGCGTGCCGCCAGACGCAAGAATAGCCGGTGCAATTCGCTTGTAGGCTCGTTCGATTTGTGTCAGCGAGCCACCATACTCCAATGCAATGCCTTTTGATGAGGCCAGTACGGCGTTTACGTCGCCTTGGTCCGTAATAAAGGCACTCAATGCAAGACTGAGGGCTTGAATTTGTTTTTCACGTTGAATAAGAGGCTGAACGGCTTGGTTAACCAGAACAAAAACGTCCGCCACTGTTTTAGCAACTTGCGCAATTTGCGTCAACGAATTGCCGAGCGACAGGAATTGAGCAAATTCCGGGAATCTTGCTTTTGCGATGTTGATTAAGTTGCCTTCCGCTTCTGCAAGTTGAATGTTGATTCTTTTGACGTTTGCATCAGCTTCAACCCAGGCTGGGTTCAGCTTACCTTTTACCGTGTTCGCGGCTACATCAGTTTTGCTCGCGATTTTTTCGATGCCATCTCGAACCTGCTTAGCCTGATTTGCTTGCTGCCTTAAGTTCGTAATAGAGCCCTCTTGTGTTTTGTTAAGCTGAGAGGCTTTATTGTTGAGCTTGTCGTATTCCGTCAGCACCTCTTTGACGACAGGCTGCAGGCGTTTTACGCCAGTATCGTCAACACGTACCTCCCAGTCCAAAACTGTTTTTACAGTACCTCCAAGTTCCTGGTTGAGGACCCTGGCGGCAGCGACGCTACCGTTTTGCGCGTAGCGAAACAGTTCATCAAATTCGGCAAGAGCCTGAGCATTGTCGAGACTTACGGAATAACGTAGCTGCTTGTCTGCCATGCTCAGCCCAGATTCGCGTATAGGCTTCCCATAAAAAAGGCCCCTTGTGGGGCCCGTAAACCTTGTTTGACCTGCAAGTATCGCGGTTGCAGTAATTAGGCGATAGAAGCGACGCGGAAGGTTCCAAGGCCGGTGCCAGCATCTTCGTCGACTGTAATAATATCGCCAACCTGGTAATTGATACCAGGCGTGACGAGATTGAAGGCGGAGATGTTGCCAGAGCCGTCGGTATCGACGGTTCCTTCGGCGGTAGAACCAGAGCCACCACTCAAAGTCACGGCAAGTGCGCTCTGAGAGGTAGCAAACGGTGAAGACGTTGTTAACGTATCCACCGTGGCGATACCTCCAGTCAGCTAATTACCAGCGTTCTCGTCGATCTCAATCACATACGGGCCGTAGCCGACGATGGAGCTTTCCCAGGACACGATCGAGCCAGCCTCGATGGACTCGGTATAACCGGTCAGGGTGCCGTAACCGTAAACAGTCTCAACGGTACCGGTGGGGCCCACGCGAGCGAACTTGACACGGAGGCTGTCAGCCACGGTGTTCTGCTCGGTAATACGCAGGATCTGGTAACCGGCATCCTTGAAGTCGGCAACGCCAGCCAGGCTCACGCTCCAGGATTTGGAGGTAGCGATAGAGGTGTTGAAGCCCTTCGTGGTGTCATCATAGGTGAGCACATCCTCGGAGTTGGTATCGGTCTCCAGAGAAGCGTTGGTCAGACCAAACAGCTTCACGGGATTCATGGTCCCGTCGGTCGGCTCAGCCACGGGGGTGGCGCCCAGGGAGAACACGCCAGCAGCGTAGGTAACCTTCTCGTCGGCGGCTACAACGGTGGTGGTGTCGATAAAGTTGGTCGCACCATCGCCCACGCCACCAGTAACGCCTGTGAAAGTGGTATCCACAGAGGCCGAGGCCAGCGGAATGATGTAGCAGTCGTACCCGAAGGCAGCGGAATAGTTGGCCATAGTCAGTTTTCGCGAAAGGGACTATTCGAGAGGTAGTCCCTCTCATCTCTTAGATTTCCAATCAAGCGATTATTGGCATGTTGGACGGAATAAAGATCCTGGTTTGAGCCAACGCACCAAGCCCATCCGAAACGGCAACGGTCTCAGTCGACGTTGCCCCAGAAAACTTGCTAAGGATAACCGAAAGCGCATTCATCATGTCTTCACCTTTTGAGCCGTCCCAGCAAATAAGAAAAACTTGCCAGGTAAATACTTGGCTCGAGGCGTTGGTGAGATAGTCCTTGCGACTTGCGTTTGCTGCGTCGTGAATCACGCATTCAACGCCAGAAACGCCTCTTAACTCAGGCAGGCTTTCGCCGGGCGAAACCACGCTAATAGCTGGAACAGTAGCGCCGTTGTTAGACCGAAAAGCGTAAGTGCCAAGCAGAGACAGGAAGCTAGAGTCGGCAGCCAGCGTGTCGTAGATGACCTGAGCCGAGGTCGGGAAATTTTGTGCCACTGATCCCTCTAGTTATCGGTCCTAGGGTTCCTTTTGTCGGTAAACTGTATGTGACAACGCAAGACGCTTATGGCCCCGCTCCTCGAACGCCTCAGCCTCTCCGTCGTTGTCACTTGGTGATCGGATGAGCTACGACAGGGCAAACCTCCCCCTATACGAGAGGATCTCCGACTACCTATTTAATATGTCTGCTCTGACTCGGCGAGAAGCCCGTCAGCAATGGCGGGATAGCATCAAAAAGGCCTGGCACAACCGCTGTGCCTACTGCGGAAAGCCTCCCATCGACGATGAGAGCCTGACCGAGCTAACCATGGACCACGTCAAGCCCAAATCACGCGGTGGTGAGGATCGTACCACCAATGTGATCCCAGCTTGTGCGGCCTGCAACAGTGCCAAGTCATCCACCGAGTGGGTGGCCTGGTTCCGCATGCAGCCCTTCTATACAATCGAGGCCGAATGGCGCATCCGCCAGTGGCTTTCAGGTGACACGCGCAATTTTGGCGCCTACGACGAAGAGGACGCCAAAAAAGTGGACCAGTACCTCAACGAAGTACTGGCTTCAGACTGGCCTATCGGGCACGCAGCATAACATTATCCTGCGCTATTGTCTTGGTTGGGACGGTGGGAACATAAAGCTCCACTTCCGTCCCTCCGTCTCCGATAAACGAAATCCATCGGTCTGATGCGCTTTCCTGAGCGATTAACATGCCCTTGTATCCATCAACCGTCTTAACCGGGGCAAGCAGTATAGCACATTCCGAAATAAAGGCAAGGAATGGCGGTGGATCGCCTGTGGCAGCAGAGGCAAGCTCTTTGTAACAGAACAAGCCCCAAGAAGGAAACTTGCCAGCCTGAATAAGAGCAAGCGCAGCAGAGCCACAGCGGCCCGCCGGCAAGTCTTGGTCTTCTCGAGGTTGATAAAGATAATAGTCCTCTGGCGAGAACGGTTTTTTGCGTTTCTTAGGATCTCTATTCAGATTAGCGTGCAGTGCGGTCTGCACGGCGATTGGCCGCTCATAAGCAAACAGCTCGTATTGATGAAGGCGAACGCACTGCTTATACGCTTCTATCACGTACTCAAAAGGCAGCCTATAAAAGTTCTCGTAAGAAAACTCTGGGTCTCCGGGGAAGAATCTTTTAAGCTGCCAGTAGTATCGATCAAAGTCGTATACGGCTTCGCCCGAACTTACTTTTTTGTGGTATCCTCTACATTGGTGGTTTCTTCCTGAACATCGGCAAGAAGACGTTCAACACTCCTGGCCTCCTCGTCGTCGTAAAGCGCTACAAGCCCCTCCATAATGTCGGGGTGAACCTTCATGGCCTCATCAGCCGTAATTGAAGCGTCGACCCTGTAGAGGAGCATACAATACGCTTTGATGAATGCAATTCGAGGCTGGGCTGAAACAGCAGACATTGCAATTTCGCCAAGCTCAGTCGTATACTGCTCCCTGATCTTGTCTGATAGCTTATGATCAGAAGAGCCGGTTACTAGCCCAGCAATGATATCATAGGCCTCTTGGCTGTCAATCTTGAACCTGCCAGCAGCCCTGCGAACAAGCGCAAGCATTAACTCGGAAGTTCGATCGGTCGCCGATCCGTTTGAGACAAAAGCCTTCTCTCCGGTAGAGAGAAACCCCTTACGCTCAATCTCGATCTTGCCAGATTCGTCGCTGCCAACCATCTCAATGATTGGCTTCAGACGAGGCTCTACAACAAAAGGAAGCTTGCTCATACCAGCCTTAAAAGCCAGCTAGTCTACCTAAGCTTGGAATCGATTGCGTCAAGTATAATTTGATCCAGGTTAAGCGCCGGAACAGGCCCGGTACCAAACAAGACGGAATCAATCCATGGCCGGCCGGGAATGTAAACGGCCTCAATCTTGGCGTTGCCATACGGCTTCACATATCCACCGTAATGCACAAACGCGGCATACGGGACGCCGTAGTCAATCGCAATCTCCTGGCCATTTATTGAGACCGAAAGACTGCTACGCAAAGCTCCGGTGTCGACAATGTCCCTGGAGCCGCCTTCATTCCATTGCCAGACAGAAGAGGCCACGGCCGCATCCAAAGCCTCTCTGAGGGCCTCCTGGGCCACGGAGAGCGCGTATTCGGTGCCCTCCCGGAATGCTGCTGAAAGATTTTTGGTGTCGCCCTGCACAAATTTGATATCAAGACGACCCAAAAGACCTGAGCTACTAACAGTAACTGATTGCTCTTTGACCCCTGCAATAGCTTGCTTCAGCCTCGCCGCCATTGCTTGGCTTGGGTCATTGTTTATTTTTACGCCTGGTTGGTTCACCCTTGCAGCTCCGCGCCAGTAATTTGAAGCTCAACTCCGCCAATTTCACGGTAGAGAATTTGATCGATGCCTTGCCCACCAAAAACGCCGCTAGACCTTTCGACCTTGCCGTAAAGCGGCTTTTCGTCTCCAAAGCCGAACTCTACCTCTCGTCCTGCAGGCAAGAAAGCAAGCTGCCCGGCGACCTGCAACCAACTTAACGCGGATTCGCTGTCGCCTAGTTCAAAGTTAGAGGCCACCAGGGCATACTCAAGGGCGTAACCCCTGTAGTAGAACGAATCACCCGAGGCACCGGGCAGCATTGCACCATCCAACTGGCTTTCCAGGGGAATCTTCTTGGACCCAGAGGACACCCCGCTATATTGAGCCCTCTTCATGAAGCACTTGACCAAATACTTCTGCCCTGCTGCGGCTACAAAACGCCCATTAACGTTAGAAACAGTGCCTTCAGCAGTTACAAGGACTCTTGAATTGGCATACGTTAGCAATGGGGAAGCCATGAGCGCAGTCCTTTAGTCTATTTAGGATGCCACGCCCCAGCTTCCGGCTCCGCCGGCCGCTTTTCGCGTCTTCGACGCTCAGCTCTTCAACTTCAGACCCCGACACTTAGCACAGGAGCCAATTTCGCCCTGGAGGTGCTTAGCGAAGGCTGCATTCATCTTACGAAATGCGCCGCAGCCAGTGCACCACACGTCAACGAGTTCCATTTTGGAGAATTCTGCCAGCGCTTCCCCTAGGGGGCCATCAACTTCGGGGTGGTTCACGGAAAAGGCAGTCGTAATTCCACCCAGGATACCGATCGGGAACGAATCAGAGCCGTCCATGGTAAAATGGCCGTAATCTTACCGATCGGGACCGTATCAAGAGCGGATCAGGCTCGTCATTCCAGTCGCACCACCGCCAGCACCAGCGGTATACGGGCAAAACGCAAAGTAATTAGCAATTTTGAGCTTCGTGTCGGCGATTTCAGCATCCAAACCGACCAATTCCCCGCTTTTACCAGGCTCCCACTCCAGTACGTCGGCCTTGATCAGCGTTTTGGACTCAGTATTGGCCAAATCCGCAGCCGTTTTTGCTGCCTTAGCAGTTTCATAACGGGTCAGCTCGTCCCTGACGGCTAAAACCGCTTCAGGAGAGATGCCTTCTAGCTGATTCATGCAGGTCTGCAGGCCTTTCAGCATATACTCGCTGAAACCAAGGCCCAGAGCCTCCAGAACACGCAGGTCGTCGCCTGCAACCCAGTTGCCAGAAGTGTCGAGAGCCATGACGACCGCCTAGAATCCCCCTAGGATGCCGATCGGTACGCTATTGGGCCAGTATACTGTACGAAGTGAAGCTAGCCGACAGCAAAACCGTGCTGAAGTACTCCCTGGCACTGATGTTGGCGGTGCGCTGCCAAAGCAGAGAAGCATGCCTGCAGCTAATGGGCAAGCTCTATACCACCATGGACGAACAACAGCTCAAAACCATGATGCTACGCCTCATCTACCTATTGACGCCAACAGAAAGGGACTGGCTGAAAAGCTTGGCCTAGAAAGCCCGAGGATAGAGAAAACCGCTAGAGGGACGTGGAGAGCCACCACCGCCACCTTCAAACACAGGTGTGCCACTAATAGGCTGCTGGAACCCCGAACCAGTCAGGATCTCAGTCCACTTACTGTAAAGCACAGCGCTTGGTGCGTAAGGCTCAGAGTCACTAAAAACAATCGTTGTACTGGGAAGGCTGCCAACAGATGGAGCCACTTTGAAATCACAAGTCGTAATATACGACTCGCTGGTGGCAGGGTTAAGTGTCATTGCCATGATCAAACAGTCGGGGTGTAACGAATCCAGGGGCCGTAGTCAGCCATCAGAGCAACGAAAATGCTTCCGTCGCCCATGTCCACGTAGTTACCAGGAGCGTAGCTGATGCTTTGGCAGTAGCCAATATCAGGACTCGCATACCCAAAGAACTTCTTGTATGCTGGACCTGTCTGGAAGGTGTAATTATTGAGTTCGACAACGAACGGAATAGTCAGGAAGGTAGTACTGGTAAAAGGATGAGTGTTGGTAGAGCTGCTGGAACCAATCTCCGCCAATGTACCGTCGGTATACACTCCATTGCCTCTCCATGAGGATGTGGTCTGGTACTGGTGATGACACCATTGGTTGTCTTGATCTTTACCAAGGATGAAGTAGTTGCCATCGCCACTATTGATTCCATCAGTCATGGCCAAAGCAAAGAACTCCTCACCGTCAACCGTGCTGGTACCAATCCAAACATCGGTAGCAGCAGCGTTGTCCGCAGTAATATACGCGAAAGATGACGGACTAGCCCAGTCAGCAGAGGTAGGCGCCGTCAAAGTGCCAAATCCACCATTGGTAGCTCCAGTAGTATGCACATCTCCCAAGCCGAAATAGATACTTGTGCCACTGACATAGTGCATAAAGAACAAGTCACTATTGTCAGCCTTCTTCATGTTGAAGACAAACCCAAAGTCAGTACCGGGAGTCGTAGCCTGAGTTGGATCATATACCTCAACAATCTGCCTGCTGGCCATCCCAGCATTCAAATTTACCGCCGTAGCCCATGCCGCAAACGCATTATTGTTCTCTGTCACCACCTTGGAAGTGTCATAGCGAATCATGTTAGCATAGTTAGCATTGACACCCTCGATGCCTTTAAGGTCTGCTTTTGTAAGGTACTTCTGAAGGAGTTCTTGAATCTCGGAAGGTATCGGTTTACCTATTTTCAACACGCTGATTTGTTTTAGATTTCGTCAAAGATAGTTATATTTTGTAACTGTCCAAACTTCATTGCATAAATAATGTTGACCCGTCTTTTGATTTGCGTAAATTCGTTATATGGATGGATGGTTCGAGTGCTGCACAATTACACTACCGATAGGGATGTTCACTCATTTGGACATAAACTATCAGTCAATAGAGTACACCTTTTATGAAGGCTAACGCTTCAATACCTCTATACGTCTACGACTGCCTGATAAAGAAGCGGACATTCATCCACGACCTGACTCATTCTATGGTCCTTCTGGGCTACACAAGGGACAACGACCTTCATTTCTACACTCTGAGCATCGAGCTTTATTATGCATTCAAGAAACTATGGGAGGGTGAACACTCCATGAATGTACACGTTTGCAGATGTGGAGATGCCCATATCACATACAGCATTCCTGCTGACTTCATCATGGTCTACGACCTGGAGGAACTTCGTGAACAGATGGATGCTGCATTGGCTGATGAGGATTACGAACAGGCAGCCATCTTCAGGGATCTAATCAAATCACATAAGGAATGATTCTATTCATAGGTATCTGTCTTGGCTTGGCATTAGGATACGTCTTTGAATAACAAATCAAAAATTTCTTGGATCGTTTCTAGGTTATAACGATACTATTTGTATCATTGTAGAAACAAGTAGTAATGGAAGATGATGACTTCATCCTATTGCCTAGAGAATTGGTAAGAGCAACACCGAACGATCAAACGCTAGGTGCGTTGGTACGCGAAATAGCAAACAATGAGTGAAGTAATAACCCCGCTTGACAGCAAAGAGAAGGCTAGGATAAGGCGGATGCTTTATTGTAGGGAATGGCGGAAAAGGAATCCTGACTATCAAAAGAAGTGGAGGGAAGAGAATCCGACATACGCCTGTCTGATGCAGTTCAAGTATAGGAAGTAAAAAAAAACACAGATGAGAAAGACACCAGAAGAATGGTTTGAGCAGTTGCCAGAGCCTTATAGAAGTCAGGCGATAGCCAATAGAACTATAGACAGCGTGGTTGATATAGGCGAAGCTCATTCACTTACAGAGGCTTTTACTGTTGGATTTATTTGGAAAAACACGCCAGAAGGAAGTAACTATTGGGAGAAGGTATACCATATGGCTGAAAAAGGCGAGTTCGACACCCCGAACGAGGACGATATAGCACCCGACTACTACGGAGGCAAGGACAACCCCTACGAGGCCATCAAGATAATCAAGGCGCATGACCTTAACTTCTGCTTGGGCAATGTCATCAAGTACGTCTTGAGGGCGGGTAAGAAGGGGGATAAGTCAGAGGACTTGAGGAAGGCCATCAAGTACTTGGAGATTGAGATTGAGTCTTAACGTCCTGATATGGTCCAGCTTGAGCGACCGCTTGCGTTGGACTATATCAAGTGTTAACAATGAAAAAGTAAAAGCAGTATTGACATCTGCATGGATGTTCAGGAAAAACCAATAACAACACGATCATGATAATAAACGCACCACTAAGACACAACATAAGCACTGAAACATGGAGCCTTATAAACTGCCGATTCATCTGTAACGGAGGAACTTGGACAGAAGACCCTTTGAACTTCGCCAAAGATGAACACTTGGCGATACTTGGGCAGGCTGGATACAAGATGGTCTACTCGACTTGCTTGGCTCGTTCCATATCTGAGGAATTGGACGAACTTGAAAGGTATCTTTCGCACGGTATAGACGTAGTGGCTGTACGTATCGGCAACGAGGATTATAACTCTGTGAAGATTCCAGGAGTCCCGCCTTCTAAGGCATACGCAAGAGGTAGACTTGAGGCTTCCATCTATATAGACAGGGCCATGCCATATTACCTAGCCTTTCATGGCGCGGGGTATGAGACCATCTTCAACGCTCCTTTCCCATCCAACCAACAGGATGAACGGTTCACTAAGTTCCGTCAAGGATGGTGCGATGAGATACACGATCTTCCGTTGCATATAGGTGTCGATATGCACGTCTACGACCGATGCAGACCCATTCCTATCAGCTTCGATCTGATGCCTGAGTTCGATGGTCGTAAGAGATGGTTCATTGAGACAGGTGCGCTGTATGATGGAGACCCCGTTCTATTCCTTGAACGTTCACAAAGGGTGTTCAGAGAGATGCGTAAGATTGTGAAGGGAACGGACGTTCTTGGCTTTCAGTTGATGGAGAATGATAATGGGCTGGCGTTCTTATTCAATGGAATCGTCACGGAGCTTGGTGAGTTCCATCAGCAACAGGATTGGAGAAGGGTTATGAGTGTGATAGACCGCCTACCTTTCGTTCCTAACAGATTCTTGATATTGCAACTTGAAGACCCTATGGGGTGGAGGTCTGAGGTGTCTTGGAACGGATGGAGTAAAGGTGTTCCGGCTTTGGGTTCTTACTTATAACGTATTGTGTATGGTGCGTATGCCGATGGCTATGCAATATACACGTTGTTACCTGCTGTACTGATTTAAAGAATAAAACAAAAATTATGAATGTATTGTCATTATTTGATGGAATGAGTTGCGGACAAATAGCTCTAAACAAATTAGGAATTAAGTATGACAATTACTTTGCAAGTGAGATAGACAAGTATGCTATACAGGTAACCCAAAAGAACTACCCAAATACTAAACAGATTGGCAGCATTACAGATGTAAAAGGAGAATATTTACCGAAAATAGATTTGCTTTTTGGAGGTAGCCCTTGCCAAAGTTTTAGTAATGCAGGAAATAACAAAGGTTTTGATGGTCAAAGCGGATTGTTTTGGGAGTTTGTAAGGTTGCTAAAAGAAACTAAACCAAAGTATTTTATGCTTGAAAATGTAAAAATGAAAAAAGAATGGGAGAAAGTTATCACAGATGCTTTAGGTGTTGAGCCTATTTTAATAAACAGTAGTTTAGTATCTGCGGCACATAGAAAAAGACTTTACTGGACTAACATACCAAATATAGAGCAGCCGAAAGATAAAGGAATATTCATTGAGGATATTGTATGTAGTGAAGAAAGCATAGATTTTAATTTATGGTTGAAGGCTAAAAATACTTGGCAGTTGTTAAATAAAATTAACTTCAAAGATTGCCCTAAAATATCAGCTATTGATGTGTATAATAAAAAATACAAGACAGATAGAAAAGTTCCAACACTAACATTGCCACATCACAATTCTTTAAGGCTTTGGCAAAATGGAAGGGTTAGAAAGTTTAACGCAAACGAATTAGAGGAATTTCAAAACGTACCAAAGAACTATACTAATGTAGATTTAACACTAAACCAAAGACACGAACTATTAGGTAACGGATGGACAGTAGATGTAATAGCACATATCTTTAAAAATATACCACTAACGTAGTATTGCAGGTAACGAACTGATATGTGTCAGCCATGTGGCGGCCCGAAGGGTGACATATCATAAAATCAAACTATGTATCAAATAAAGACGCAGGGAAGAAGAGGGCTAGATGACTACTCCATTCCATACCCATCCAAGAAGGAGTTGAATAGATGGCTGAAGGATAAGAACAAAGGCGCATGGCTTGAGAGCTTCACCGACTGTGAGTTCATTATCTGTGTGAATGGGATACCGATAGAAGGCTAAAAGATATGAGTCAGCCTCGCTACCTGTCCATGTTGCCTGTGGTGGAGGAAGCCTTCAACAGCTTTAGGCGAGTGCTGGTATCCGTTCCGATGATGCCATGAGTCCGTACCTGATGGACTTCTAAGAGACTCAACACAAACACTTCCAAAGTCCTTGCTGTTCTTATGGTGGACATGGTGGGTGTACACATATCTGTGTTTAGCTAACCAATCCTCACCGGCCTCCTGAGCCATCAACAAAGGAAGCTCCTGAGTCTTTGCCCCATCTCCATGAGTCGTTCCTATTATATTATCGTAATACCTGAAATACTTCCTATGACTAGGGCTAACGTCAAACGTTACGTTATGGCTTCTGTTGAACCAAGAGGCAACAGAGTCAGCTAAAAAGAACCCACTCATGTAGTCGTGATTCGATGGGTTGAATGTCACGTGAACATCTGCAAATGCTGTCAACATCTCTATGATCTCGACATATAGATTCTTTGCCGTTGTGAAGTTGGAATACCACATTCCCGTAGTATCTTGAGGCGTTCCACTCGTTGTGGTCCTTCTAGGCGTGTCCACGTGTAGGACATCGTTACCAATGACCAGAAGTATCTTATCCACTCCGAAGGGTAAAGCCTTTGATAGTATCCCATTTACACCGCTCCTGACACGTTGTACCGCTATCTGTTTGTCGTAGTCCTCCCCCGTCTCAATAGCCTCGCAAAGCTTACCTATATGGATGTCAGCAGGGTCTATGACCAATAGATGAGGGTCGATGATTCTTTCACGTTCTATCTTTGGGTACTCAGGCGCGTAGTTCTGCATATCCTGAATGATCTCATCTCTTATTTCCTCATAAGACTTCGGCTGATTCTTTACAAAGACAGAGTAGTGCTTTGACTTATGCCAATACTGAGAGACACCATCGACGGGTATGCCAGTAGCCTGACATTCAGCCACAAGACCTGGATGATCTTTTGATACATCCCATAGCCTCCTAGCGCGTGAAGCCATGTTCTTCATGGAACTGCGACTTGAATCGAATGATTCAGTGAGTTCTGTCAGGAAATTACTAGACAGATTAGCCCCGTCTGTTTTATCAAGGTATGCGAATACCAACTCATTTACTTCTTTCTGTTTGCTCATAATCCTATGCTTCCTATAAAGTATCCTAGACCGATGTATCCGGCTATCTCCAATGTCTTTTTCCCTGCCTTTCCAACAGTGGACCAGAATAGCCTCTTGTTCTCCTTCTTTATCTCCTCAGAGGTCATCTCTGATATGTCCTTTGCCTTTTCGACTTTATCAGATACGCTGGATAGCTGAATTGATAGCTCAGATATTTCACGCCTTAACTGATCTTCAGAGACCATTGACTTTGTGAGATTGGCGTAGCATTCTTCTCTGTCCTTCACGACCACTTTGGTATAGTCGAAAATCTTATTGACCCTGATTGCAGTAGCTACTTCCATCCGTATGTACGGATGATTTCCGTCATAGGCCACTTCTACGGGCTTCACGCCCTTCTGAGCTAGTAAGTCCTCAATCGAAAGGATAGTAGGTGTAGATTGAGCCATTGAGACTGATGACAAGGTTATCAATACTAGGCTCGTGGTAGCGTATAGACTGAATTTGCACTTCATAGGACTGCCTTTGTGAATTGATGTTAGAGCGTATTACAGAGCTTGAATTGGAAGAGCGTTCCACAGCCCTATCAAGTTGCGATTGAATGACTGAAAGCTCGGAGAGAGCGTTGTCTAAAAGTGTCTGGATGGAATCATTCGCTACGATTACCTTTTGTAGCGTTTCCTTTGTCTGTTCACCCTCCTTGATGACTGAGGCGAATGACAGAACTATAAGGATTATGGCTATGAAAGCCAAGGAAATGATAAGGGCTGTTCTATCTTTCATCCGCTACTTTAATGTAACGGTTTCAAATATAAGCAATTAAGCATTTAGTTTGAACAATGCTATGGCTATTGCCAACACTAAAGCCCACACTATAACATTGATGACTATCTCGAAGGTTGTTTTACGCCTCATTGCGCTCCCACATTGACGATAGCGATGAAGAAAATTATCCACGCTATGACTATCAGAATCTCTGTGATTGTCGGTCTTCTCATATCTTGACCCATGTCAAGTAATTAGGTTCTAATGGTGCGGACTTAAGGCGAACATCTTCTGACCTCTTATCCCATCTCAGCCCCATCTTATCTATCCAAGGAATGAACTCGTGAGGGTCTGTCTTCTCATATCTTGACCCATTTCTTAAATCGTGGCTCAGGAAGTGTGCCTTCTATCTTCTCAGGGTATGGCCTTGAATCCCATCTGA